AACGTCCGCTGGAACCCGCCGTGCTGCAATCGCCGCTGGAACCCGCCGTGCTGCAATAGCCGCTGGAACCCGCCGTGCTGTAACGTCCGCTGGAAAAAGGCTCTTTGCCCTTCACCCGATTAAAAACGGCATTCACCGTAGCTTTTACCAGCCCTGCAAAATTCACCTCACCTTTCACCGTAAGCTCAGTGCAGGCCAGTTTACTATCCTCTACGCTTTTATCCACGTTTCCGCCGCACTCGACCTCAAAAAAGCGCGGGCTATCCTTCAACGGGTAGTAGTGCAGAACATCCAGCGGGTTCTCGCAGGCGTGCATACCAGCGAGGCAGCAGTCAGCTTTGTCCTCATGGTAGGTCTTGCCCACCTCGTACTGCTTGCCACGGCACTGCATATTTTTGTCCATGGCCTTATATGCGATGATCTTCTCACTCATGCTTATAACCTTCCTTATTGGTGTGTTTCTTCTGTGCAGGCATGTTCAGCGCCTCACTTCTTAGAGCTGCCAAAGCTGCCAATGAGCCAAAGCGCGATCCACGCCGCCGTTCCGGCGGCCCAGGTGAACGTCCAGTGCATCAATGCGCAGATGGCCCACACGGCGGCGCAGGTAACGCCCCACGAGATGCCCAGAAGGACGGCAAACGCGATGATGATCGATAGTACTTCACCCATTGTTCCACGCCTCCTTTGCGGCCCTCTCAGCTGCCTGTGCCGCTGAGTCCGCGCACCACTTGCCCGCCGGGGCGGTCTTGCGGGGGTCTGCCGGGGCTTCGTCCTCTTCCAGTAGCTGCTTCAAATCCTCCTGCATCCAGTGGTAAATGCTGGCCTTCTCCGAAGCGTTTTCCTCTTCTTTGGTAGGCGTCTTGCCGAGCATAGTGCGAAATGCACCTCCAGCGACATTAACCATAGCCTGCTGCTCCAACTCGTTGTACTTGCCGATGAGCTTGCAAATTTTATCTCGCATCGTAAATTTCATAAAGATCCTCCTTGCATCAATGACGCATAACAATGTTGGACGAATGAACCAGATAGGTCACACCGTCAATCACAACCTGAAGCTGGTCGCCTTCATAGTCGCACCAGCTTTCGACATTGCCCTCGACAATCGTTCCGTCGGGCATTTTCAGCTGTGCCCAGTTGTATTCATAGGTCAGGTCAATAACCTGCTTATTGCATCCGGCCATCAGCAAAGCGCTTGCCAATACGGACGCTACGCCAACAATAACTTTTTTCATGCTCGTTCACTCCTTTTAATAAAATGTTTAATAAAATGCCTTCTCTTTGCTTTGCCGTCGCGATGTGTCGCGCTGCCATGCCAATGCATCCGAAGCAAAACCTTGCCGTAGCGAATCGTTACGGTGCACCACTTTTCCTTTGCAAATCACATCAGCGCTTTTCTTTGCCATTCCTTCGCGTCGCATTGCTCTGCTAGCTATGCCTTCGCCTTGCCTGTCTGCGCTTCTCAGTGCCGCTGCGTTGCGGTAGGCTGCGCTACGTTGCCACTGCACAGCAGTTCACCTCATAGCCTCCGCCGCGCTTCTCCTCGCCAAGCTTCGCATTTGCTCTGCCTCTCTTTACCTCACGACGCTATGCCATTGCTTCGCTTTGCCATGCTTTGCCTTTGCCACGCCTCGAGCTGCACCGCCATCGCACGGCCAATCGAATCTCAGCCTTGCCGTTGCCAAGCCTTGAATCGCACCGCCTCCGCGAATCCGGGCCGTCAATGCCATGCCCTCGCTCTCAGGCTTTCACCTCATAGGCGGTGTAGGTAAAGCGGCCCTTTCCGCTGTTGCGCCACTGGCCGATGCCGCGCAGAATGCCATAATCCAGCCACTCACGCACAACCTTTTCGTGGCTGTCGTCAAGGAGGGTCACGTCAAACTCGCAGGTGCTGCCCGCCGGGATTTCCTCACTGTTGGCAAGGCTCACGCGCTCGCCCTGTGCGGTCTGGGCACGCAGCGGACGCTGGCAGTCGGTAATCTCGCCGTTCACATGAATGGGAATCATGCGGGGCTGAACGAAGATCAGGCCGTCAATGACCTTCTTGTAAGCGGTCAGCTTGCCGCTTTCGTTCACGGCCTTCTTCTTGCCAGCCTCGGTTTTGCCACCGATACGGCCCAGCATGCCGCAGGAGTCCTTGAAGAACCCCTTGAGTTGGTAATCGTAGAAGATCGGATTGCCGTCCGGGTCACGCGGGAAAACGGTCATGCCCTTGTCGGCTACCGCATCAGGGCCAAGGGCCGCGACTTCATCCTCGATGGTTGCAGCATCCGGCGACTTGCTGGCGATGAACTCCCGGGCCACATTGGGGTTTGCAGGCCATGTGCCCAGCACCGGCTCAATAAACGTAGCTTTCACATGCAGTTTTTTCATAATAATAACCTCCAAAATATATTGCTTACGCCACCCCGTCCTGGTTGTGCTGCCGGGCGGCAAGCTCCATCTGCTCCACGCTCTGCCTGCGCTCCACGCTGGGCAGCATTCCCACGGCCTTGAGCTGCTCATAAATGAACCGCTGGCCCGCTTCCGTCCATACGGTGGTGTTCTTGGTGTCCCACTCGCCGGTGCTCTTGTGCTGGAACGGCGTGGATTTGCGGTTTTTGGTGTAACCTTTTCCGCTATACTTTGCGTATAACACCCACTGCCCGTCGCTGGTCTTGTACTGGATCTTCAGGCCGTGAAGGATGCTGTTGAGTTTCTCGGCGCTCAGGCCGTAATCCTTGGCAATGCTGGTAGTGGTGCGGCAGTTCTTGCCCACGCACACCGCCCGGGCATACTCTGCATCCGGCTTCAGGTCGTTGTTCTCGGCCAGCAGGCTGCGGTTCACGCTTTGCAGCTCTTTCACTTTGCGGTCTGCAATAAGCACCGCCCGGCGCATGACCGCCTCCGGGCTGTTCCACTGCGCCTCCACGGCCAAGAAATACTGCCGGGCCTGCTTGCCACGCTCGTTGCGCTGGATCATGCACAGCTCCTTCGCCATCGGGATGGTGAGCTGGTGGTCGTCCACCGTGCGCGTGACCTTGCGCCCGCCCTCATTTTGAACTCGGTCAATTTTGACCGGGTTGAAATCCTCGCCCTCGGTAAAGCCGTACTCACACATACGAGGGAACCAATGCCGGTAATCTGCGCCAACCTGCAAAAACTCGTGCAGCTCCCGGCCGCTCACCGTGGGGCGCTCCGGGTTGTCGTAGCTAATGGGGATGAGATTGCTTAATTCGCTCATGCCGTTTTGTCCTCCTTTTCCTTGATGATCTCGCTGACGGCAGCTTCCATCTTTTCCCGAATGCCGGGAGGGTTGCGCTTGCTGTTCAAAATCAGTGAACAGTAGCTTCTCGAAAATCCAAGATGCTTTGCTACGTCGTCTACTGTAATCTGATTGTTGTGCATCCGGCCTACTAAACGGCCTGTCCATTTTTCAGGCACTTTCACACCTCCTTTAAAACGTAAGTTGAAACATAATTGACAGCGGCGCACCGATTTGCTATACTGTTCAAGGCTCCTAGTTAAACTGATTCAAAAGGAAGGTGATTTCATTGACCCAACTTTTGAGCCAGCCAGTTCCAGACACGAGCAAGTGCGTGAAGCGCTAGGGCTTACAAGGCGGTGCCGACCCGCCAAAGGAAGCGGCGTACCCATAGCCCTGCAAGTTGTTTTTGCAGCCCGGGCGTTACTTTTGCGCCGCGCATGGCGCGAAAGACGTGCAAACGCGCATGTTTGCATTACCGCCGGGGTGCAAGTGCGTTCTGGTGACAAATCGGTGAAAAGTCTGTCTGTGAAACAACCGCAGGCAGATTTTTTCTTATCGCCGTGTCAAATACCAGTTGAAAAAGTTTACAAAGTGTGTTACTATGTAGTTGCAGACACATAGTAAAAAAACTTAGGCGGTGCGACCCGCTTGGGTTTTGTGTTTTGTTAACGTTTTTAACTGACAACGCTATTATAGCAGTAACTAAAGTAACTTTCAATAGTTTTCTGTAAACTTTGTGAACTTCGGCATACTGCACAAAAAGGTGGCGTATTTTATGGCATTTTACGAAAACTATTTGAAGCTGTGCGAAAAGGCCGGAAAAACACCATCTGCGGCAGCTCTTGAAATGGGGCTTTCAAAGCCGACAGTAAATCGCTGGAAAAAGGGCGGCGGAGCAACTGATGCCACAGCATTAAAGGTTGCATCTTACTTCGGTGTCACGGTCGAAGAGTTGACCGGCGAAGAGCAAAAAGAAAAGCCCGCCCCCAGTGAAGGGAGTGGGCTGGATGCAAGGTTTGACGAGCTGCTAAGTCAGATGACCGATGCAGACCGTGCAGATCTGCTGGAGTATATGGAATTTAAGGTTGCAAAGAGGAAGGAAAACCCCAATGGCTGAGTTTTTGGACAAAAAGAGTCTGGCGCTCCTATTATATATGGAGAAGCACAACGGGAAAATGAACCAGCACGAAGTCTGTCTCATTTCCGGCGAGGATTTCAGCCACAACGGCCAGAATCGGTACATTCAGAACTTGAAGGGCCGCGGTCTGATTGATGAGCGCCGCAAGGAGTACATTCCTGACGGGGTGGGTGGTTTTCTTCCCAGCGATTACATTTATTCTCTTCCGCTAACTGGAGAAGCCTATCTTCAAGAACTTCGAGCAGATCGGGAGAATCAAATACTTCAGGCCGCATTGGATTTGCTGGTGTCCATCTTCGGCCAGAAATTTTAAGGGCATCACAAACGCGGTCAAATGCTTCGTGCAGCTCTTCCGTGGTCTTGCCCTTTCCGCATCCGTAGTTGAAGCAGTAACACCCGATTTCAAGAGAACACCGATGGTCGCAATTTGCGCACTCTTCGCTTTTGATTCCGGGCAGGCCGGACGCTTCCGTTGCCAGAAGAGCAAAAATTCTGGTTTTGTACCGGCCCAGTTCAATCTCGTACTTATCCACAGATTTACTCCTTTCTGCTGTTGAGCAGGCTTTCCGCATAGGAAAGCACCTCTTGTTTTTCCTGTGCCGACAGAGAAGAAAACAAAGCTTTGAGGCGGCACTTTTCTTCCATTGTATCACATTTTGCAAACTTTGTGCTAGCTTCTTGCACTTTATTTTCCCCCTTTGGCATTTTCCTTGATAATTTAGTTTTTCGGCAGCTGGTTGGCTGCCTATTTTTGTATATGTGAGGTGCGTATTATGGCAAATGCCTGTCCTGTCTGCGGCGGCAAGCTGGGCCTTCTGAACCGTGAGAAAAGCGCGGACGGCTTGATTTGCGCCAGCTGCAGCAACTTTTTCTTTTCAAAATTGGGCATCCGGGCAGCAAAGCAGTCAACAGCCGCCCTTGCGGACTACTGGGCTACACTGGAACAGCGTCGGAAGGTGTTCAAAGAAACCGATTCCATCTATGATGGTGACGCGCTCTTTGTGTCGATTGACAAGCCCAACCGGCTGTTTTGCATTGGACACCGCAGCGGTGATAAAGGCCCTCGCATGATCTACAGCTTTGATGAAGTTGCCGGTTACGAATCTGACGCGCCAGACGATCTGACGGTGACAGAGACCAAAGGCGGCATTGGCCGGGCCATGATCGGTGCAGCCGTTGCCGGGCCTGTGGGTGCGATCGTAGGCGCTACCACCGCTAAAACAGAGACCCGCAAGGGTCGCAGTAAAGAGAGCGTGTCTATCCACTTTGCGCTTCCACTAGGCGAAAGCAACTTGCTGACAACGGTTTATCCAGGCGGAATGACTGCATTTCTCAAGAGTTGCCAAGGCTCTCCAGAACAGCCGCGGGGCACCGCACCGGTTGCTCCCAGCTCCGCCGATGAACTTTTGAAGTTTAAGCAGCTACTGGATATGGGGGCCATCACGGAAGCGGAGTACAACGCAAAGAAATCTCAGTTGCTTGGCCTGTAAACCTGTTCAAAACCATATTATAAAACCGCTGGTTGTGGCCGTCAATCCCAATTCGTGCACTGTTTTTAGTGGAAAAATCCACAAAAAAATGCGTATTTGCAAGATGCGCGAGACATGCACGAGCAATGTGCAAAAAATGCACGTTGCTATTCGCGGTTGCAAGGCTGTTGCAAATTTTGCAACAGGTCAGCCGCCAGCGCCCCGCCGGGCTCACCGGAGGCAGCGTGCAGCTTGTCAAGCGCGGCGATCTTGTGGGCCGCGTACATCATCGCAAGGGCTTGCTGATCTGGAGTCATGCTCACATAGCAGGCCAGAGCGGCGCGGATATAGGTACTGAAGTGCTTCATCTTGTCTTTCATGGCTCATTCCTCCCAGGGTGCAGGGGTGCGGTCGGTGCCGGTCAGGATGCTGGCGGGCATTCCGTCGATGATGGTCATTTCAGCTTCTTTGCCGGTTCTTTGCTCAAAATCCATTTTGTTTTCTCCTTTCTTTTGTGCACATCTACGATTTATAATCCAGATTTTACCATGCGCCGTTGGAAAACAAAATACGGATAAAATTTGTCGAATGGCGCAGACTTTTTCTGCGCCATTTTTTGTTAAAAACACACTGGTTTTATTGGGGGTGAAAGTATGAGTTATTTTACGGCGAGCCAAATCGGGAAAGCACTTGCAAAAGCACGGGTGTCTGCTGGCCTGAGCCAAGCGGAGATCGCAAGGCGCATCGAAAAAGGAGAGCGCACCGTGCAGAGCTGGGAAAAAGGATGCACCAGCCCGGACAGTGACGAGATCATGGACTGGTGCACTGCGTGTGGGGTGTCACCCATCACGATTTTCATGGAGATGCTCCACCCGGATCTGTACAAAGTGCCGGATGACGGCAAGGCCGACGAGGAGCTAAACGCGGAGTTGCGCCGTCTCGTGGTAAATCTGCCGTCGCTGACGAAAAGGCTGCTTCTCTTCATACTGAAAGGCAGTCACGGCAGCAGCCCGCCTGCTGTCATATCGGAGATGGCGGCAAACCTCCACTGCCCCCTGAATAACCGGGTCAGCGTGTGCGGAACCATCATAGACCAGTATACCTATGCGCAGATCGCGGGCCTTGACCCATGCCCGGACGCTCCGCAACCTCCCATTGGCGACCTGAAGATCAACTACAAGGCCGGAAGGACCGCTGCCGAAAATGGTGCATTCGGATATATCGGGCAGAAAAAGGAGTAAGCCATGAAATGCGTGAGACCATGCTGCCGGAAAGAGATCCCGGATGGTGCTTCTTTTTGTCCATGGTGCGGGAAGAAGCAGCCGGAAGCCGCCCCGCAGCAAAGAAAAAAGCGCCGCCGTCCCAAGGGCAGCGGCAGCGTGTATAAACTGAGTGGAGCGCGGGCAAGACCGTATGTGGCGCTTACAGCCTGCAGGGATGTTTTGGGCACGTTTGAAACAGCAGGCGAAGCCGTACAAGCGTTGGACGCTTACAACGCCCAGAACACGCCCGCAGCGCGTCTGAAGTGCACCTTTGCGGATGCCTATGCCCAATGGAAAGCGCAGCCCAAATTTGACAAGCTCAGCACGGACATGCAAAAGGGGTACGAGCTGGCCTATGCAAAGGCTGCGCCGCTATACGACCGACAATTGCGGGACTTGAAAGCAGCAGATTATCAACAGGTCATTGACCAGATGGTGGAAAATGGACTCTCCCGCAGCTCCTGCGAAAAGCAGCGCACACTTTTCAGCCAGATCTGCGAGTGGGCAATGGCGCAGGACATCATAAACAAAAATTACGCCATGCTGCTGCAGCTCCCGGCGGCTACAGGAAAAGCAGAGCGCACACTGACCGCCCAAGAGATCGAGCAGATCAGCAGCCGACAGAATGACCCGAAATTTGGGCAGACGGCGCAAATCGCAATGGTGCTGCTTTATACCGGTATGCGCATTGACGAGCTGCTTTCCATGCGCTGCGACGACGTGCATCTGAAAGAGCGGTACATGCAGGGCGGTGAAAAGACAGAAGCAGGCAAGAACCGCATCATCCCCATCCTTGATCCCATTTACAAAATCATTGCCTTTTGGATGCTTGACAGCGGGTGTGAATGGCTGATTCCATCCAAGGCCGGCACAAAGCTGGATAAGCGCAACGTGGCTACAAAGTTCCGGGCGTTGATGCAGGAATGCCATATAGAGGGCGTGCATCCACACACGCTGCGCCATACAGCCAGCAGCAAGATGGTGGAGTGTGGTCTGGAAAAGACCGCCGTGCAGGCCATCCTCGGGCACAAAAATTTCTCCACCACGGCCAACAAGTACGTGTCCCACAACGATCCAGCCTATTTGTTGCAGGAAATGCAAAAGATGAAGTACTGATTTGTTGGATTGTTTGTTAGATTATCACGTTCATTCAGGAGATTTCAAGGCATTTCAAGTAAAAAGAAAAACGCACGGACGATTCATTTTTATCGTTCGTGCGTTTATTTTTGGAGCTGGTGACAGGAGTTGAACCTGCAACCCACTGATTACAAATCAAATATATTTTGCGGTATATCGTTATAATGATTAGATTTGTTTGCTTATTGTTAGCTTATGAAGTTTAAACTTGAGTTTTGGTTAGTCTATCACATTTGCAAAAATATTGCAATGATGCAATCAAATTGTCCTTATTTTTCGCATCACAAGCTCATATTCCTTGGGATACACAAGCTTAATGGCGCTCATATGCTCGTCCAGAATATCCATCAGTGCGCCAAAAGGGGCGGCGCTTGCAGCTTCCACAAACTCGCTTTGAGGCGGCCCGGATGTAGAGTATGCCTGGAGCATCGGCTCTGGCATGGCCTCAATATGGGACGCTGAATCCTGTTTTTCTTCTAGCTCATCTCGCACAGTGCAAAGGGCAGCAAGCTTGTTGACGCTCTGCCAACTGGTTTCCTCGCACTTGAGCTTGCGGATATGCTCGTTGATCTCGTCAATGTCCATGCCTGCCACCCTCTTCCTTATGCGTTCCGCAGAATGTCGGCTGCCCGCTTGTATGCGTCGCGCTCCGCGCCGGTGGCCTCCTGCATCATGTCCTCAATGTCGGAGATCATGCGCTCACGGCCATCCGTGCGGGAGTAATGCCCACGAACATAGTGACGGCCACGGTTGGCGTAGCTGTTGCCCCGGTTGTAACCGTTTCCGGCATCGTGGCCGAAGGTTCCGCGCATGTCAGCTTCCCACTCGCCCGTACGGCTGTACTCGCCGCCATCGCAGTAATCCTCGATGCGGTGGATGTCCAGAATGATGTCCACGATCTCGCCGATCATCTCAACATCGCCAGGGGACCGGTTCTTTTTGTCGGTCAGCTCCATGAGCTCGTCGCACATCTCATCCTTCAAATGATTCAGTTTATCCAGCATGACTTTATCTCCTTTCTTATGCTACCCGTTCAACGATCAAGTTGCTGTTTGCAATGCTGACTGCCTGCGTACTGGTGTTTTTGAGCGCCACGGTGACGCAGCAGCCGCGCGGCACCTCGATGAAAGCGGCCACGAAAACGTTGAAGTAATTTTCGACTGCCGCCGGGGTGACAATGGCTGTCGCACTGGTCAGCGACTCACCGCCGACAGCCAGCGCCACGGAAATGGGCCCCACGGTGCCACCGGTGGGAATGGCGACATTGCCGCCAAAGCTTACCTTGAAGCGCGCTTTGCACTGATTGGTCAGACCCCGCATGGTCACAAGGCCGCTGCCCTCACGATGCACAATGCACGCAGGCGCGTTCACTGCGGTCTCGGTCAGGGGAAGGTTCTGGCCCGCTGCCACGCTAACGGTGTTAGAATTGCTAAATTCGGCCATTTTATCGGCTCCTTTCATAATAAAAACGCCGGGACTACTGCCCCGGCGCTCTGGTTTGCAAAATCAGCTCAGGGGCTGAACATTCGAGAAATCCTCGAAAGTTGCCGTTATTCGATTAGGCGCAACCGTTGCAGCCGCAGCCGGTGCCGCAGTTACCGTACTGGTAAGGTGCAGGAACCGGGAATGCGGGCACGGGGCGCGGATTGTAGTAGGCCAGCTGACCGCTCATGTAGGCCTTGAGCGTTTCGTTCTGGGCTGCCTGAGATGCCGCAAGCTGTGCTGCGAACAGCTGCTGACCCTGCTCAGCGATCTTTGCGCCCTTTGCCTCGATGCGCTGTGCGGTCAGGGCGTCAAGGATGGCGCGGGCGTTCTGGTTCTGGTTGTCGATGATGTCCCGGGTGGTGTTCTGCACCGTGTTCCGGGTCTCGCAGGACTGGGTGGCCAAATTGTAGTTGACGCCCTGAATGGCAGAGCGGTTCTCGCAGCAGCACTCCTGCTGCTGCATCTGCATGGCAAACAGCTGCTGCATGAACGCCGCCTGCTGGTTTGCGCGGCTGATCTCTGCGGACATAAAGCCGTTGCTCACGGTCTGCTGCACGCCGTTGACAAGCTGCGCCTGCTGGTAGAAGCCATCACACATGCCGTTGTTGATACCATCCATCTTGCGCTCGATGTTGGCAAAATCGGAGGTCAGAACGTAGCCGTCAACGACACCGGCACCGGTGTTGCCATTGCCGCCCCAGTTGCCGCCCCAGCCGCCGCAGAAGGCGAACAGGAACAGGATGATGATCCACCATGCGCCATCATTGCCAAAGCCAAAGCCGTTGCTGCCGTTGGTGTTTGCGGGCTGAACGGGCATGGTCAGAACCGCAGAATCGGAAGAAAGAGACATTTTTGTACTCCTTTCGTGTGTTTTGAATGATTTTTATGCTTGAACCGTGGCCACGGTTACGACTTAATGGAGAAACTGCTGAAACTGCTGCGCCATCGCCTGCAGCTGGTTCAGCTGGTTTTGTGACATTTTGCCGGATTGCAGCAGCTTTTGCACCTCTGCTTTCGGGTCGCCTTGAAAGTTTGCACGGAACTGCTGGAACTGCTGCATCATCTGCCCGAACTGACCCATAGGGTTTGGCATGGCGGGCATACCGCCGCCCAGTGCGTTAAAAAGAGAGTTTGCCATACTTATTTGACCTCCGTTTCAGGTTTTGCAGGCTCTTGCTTCTCGAGCGCCGCACAGCGGGCTGCCAGAGCGTCAAACTCTGCTCGGGTGACAAACTCCCCGCCGGGCTGCTGCGCCGTCTGATGGGGCATTTTTGTCGCCGTGGTGCGTTCCTTGTAGTCAAAGACGCGGAGAGGCAGCGGCATCCCGCTGGCGTCGGTGCTCTTGATGTAAAAAGCGCTGTTTTCGCTGTCCATCAGCAACACGCTGTTGCCTGCGGCGACCATATAGGCTTTTGCGCCCTCTTCTCCCTGCACCCAGATGATGGAGGGCGCAGCCTGTGCTGTCTGGGCTGTCGGCTGCTGCATCATGGGTGACTGATAGCCTGTTCCCTGCCTGAGTTGAGCGAGGTTGTCCGGCATTGGCTGGCCGTAGTATGTCGGCATCTGATACGCATACGGATTGTAAGGCATCGTTTACTCCTCCTTATACCAGTAGTAAATCGGGCATTCCGCGCCACTGTCCCAACTGTCCCACCACGCACCGTCGATGACGGTCAGGACGTGGCCGGAGCAGCCCAGTACATACACGCCGCGCGGGTACTCCCGGGCAAAATCTGCCACGGTGTAACAGGTGGTGCAGTCTGCTTCCACCATGCGGCGCTTGTAACCCTGCTTTTGGAGGTACGCGCCCCATGTGCGGTTGGCGCTTGGCATATCGCCGATGGCGTAGCCGGTGAGCGCCAGCGAAATATACGCTTGCTCCCAGCTCCGACCGGTGGCCGCAGCTACCGCCCGCACTACGCAGTCCCCGACGCTGCTCCCACGCGGGTTCGGGTTAAACCTGTGCCACACATGGCACCCCCTCCCTTTGCGCCCAGTGTACTTTTTTTAAACCGCCGGGAGAGACAAGGAACGCGCAACGAAGGACAAATAAAAAAGCGCCCACACAGCACAGGGCTGTATGAGCGCTCAAGTATTTGCACGCAACGCGTATAAATTTTTCAAAAAAGTCTTGACAATTGCACGCAACGCGTGTACACTAAAGACAGTGAAAGACACAAGCACACAACAACATGGAGGTAAAAAAATATGAAGATCCTTAACGCTGAAGAGTTCGCCACAAAGGTCATGGAGAACGGCACCGAGGTGGAGCCTGACGAATACAAGACCATGGATTGCGAGGACGGCGAAATCGTCTGGACGATCTACGCTCACATTGATGCAGACGGAGCCCTTGTGCATAGCAAGGATGACGCCGAGTGGACAATCACCGCAGATATGGAGCTGACTAAAGAGCAGTCCGAAGCTCTTATGCAGGGCGATCTGGATGACATGGAGAAGGACGTCATCATCAGCGACATCTACCCCCAGTACGTCGAGACGCTCAAAGAGAACGAAGAGTGGATTGACCTGTAAATAAAAAAATCCCCTGCCGGATGCTCGCAACATCTGACAGGGGATTTTGTGAAAGACGCACCATGGAGGTGCGCAAATATATTACCATCTGAAAGAAAGGAAGTCAACCATGTACAGCAATGCAGAACTTTTTGGCATGGCTGCCAAGCAGCCGAAAGAAGTTTTTCTCGGTAACGTCACCCTCAGCATCTCGGACGATTTTGAAGGGCACCTTGATCTGGACGCCGAGACCGTCCGCTTGTCCCATCTCTGGGATGTTTCCCGCATGAACGTGCGGGAAATGGTCAAGGCCTCCGGACACAGTCAGACCGCTTTTGCAAAGCAGGTGGGCATCCCGCTTCGCACTGTGCAGGACTGGTGCGGCGAGAAGCGTGCGTGCCCTGTGTATCTCCGCTTTTTGTTGGCAGAGCACTACGGATTGATCTGAGGAAAATGTTATGGAAGAATTGACTGGAAAGCATTTTGGAAAGTGGACGGTACTTGCGCCGGCTGAAAAGCCGCACTACTACACATGCCAGTGTGAGTGCGGAGTGGTAAAAGACGTGTATGACAGCTCCCTGCGTCTTGGCAAAAGCCGCAGCTGTCTGTCTTGCGCGAATCGAGGGCAAAAGCCAGCCATGACGGAGACGGCTTTACGAAAGGCGAAGAAAAAAGAAGGACAGATTATTAACGGATGGAAAGTATTGGAAGTTTTGCCTGAAAAGAGGTCAGGCTGTTTTCTGTGCCGTGCGATTTGCCCGAAATGTGGGAAGGAAACCACCGTAAAGATCACAAGGCTTTCTCGAATTCAGCATTGCGCAGATTGCAACAGGGGCATCGGAGAAAAAAACGGGGCAATTCACAGTACAGTTTACGCAGATGGCTCTTCCGTTATGTCGATTCGCACAAGGGTCGGAGGCCATATCAATAAAAATTCCACTTCTGGCGCAAATGGCGTGTGTAAAGACTGCCACGGCCGATGGCGTGCATATATCAATTTCCAACGCAAGCAATATCATCTCGGCAGCTATGACACGATCGAAGAAGCCACCGCGGCCCGAAAGGAAGCCGAGAGCATAATTTACGCCCCGTACCTCAAAGAACATGAAGGATGGGAAGAAGAACTTTCCAGCAGGCTTGAGGAATTGAAGAAAAAGTAAAAAAGTCCCCGATGCTCCAAACGGAACACCGGGGGCTTTCTGCGTCTCCCGCATGGTACGCACTGTAAGCAGGCGGGCGGGAGACTGGCCGGTGCCTATCTGGCAACCGCTTTTTTCATTCCCAGATAAAGCACTGGGCTAGCTGGCAAATATCCACCCTAATGCGCTTCTCCGAGAGGCCGGGAGGATTTGTTGAGATTATTATACCACAATTCGTGCAAAAAGAAAAGCCAGCGGGTAAACGTTCTTCCGCTGGCTCTCTGTACACATTTTCTCCGAAGTGTGTGTACGCTACTTCGGACGGTACAAATAGTATATCACGCATTCAGCATTTCGTCAATGCTTTTCAGCCGGTAGCCTATTGCCGTCCGGCTGTAATGTGTCTGTGCTACAATGTCCGGAAGCGGGAGCCGCTCAACGTACCGCAGTAAGGCTATCTTACGGTCTACCATCCCAAGCGGTGCGCTTTTGATGGCTGCTGTCATCTGCTGCCGGTCAAGTCCTTGCAGCGCAGCGGGCAGCACTACACGAGCCGCCGCCACAGGCAGCACCGAGCCAAAAAGGCTGCGGCAGCTGCCCGGCGTTGCGTACCATATTGCCAAGCACGGCAAACCGGTGACATTTTGTCACCATTTTCGTGACGTGCCGAAATTGCTCTTGTGCGGCGAACATCCCAGTGACGTCACCGAGATGGCGGTATGTAGTGCTTGCCATGATATCCTCCTTACAGTGTGATTTCCTCGGCGTCCGCCGCATCCTCAGCATCCAGTGCATCGTAGTACGCCTGCGCCAGCGTCTCCACCTCTGTGATGTCATCTGCGGTCAGCAGTCCGTTGTCGTAGTGCACGTATGCTTTATCCAGCCAGAACGCAACATCGCGTCCTGCAGCGATTTCCCGCTTAATAGAGCGTAACGTCAGGTCGTGCCTGGCTCTGGATTTGATTGCCATAAGTACCTCCTTAGGTGGTAGTCATGGACGCAATGGCGTCCTCAAGATTTTTGACGACGAGATTTACGTCCCTCTGGTAGTCCAGCTTGACCCCTGCACCGTCACCAGCCTGCACCACCGTGTCAGGGCCGTACGCTGTGAGGGCTTTGTAGGCGGCAATTTCGGCAGGGGTGAGTGGCGTTTCGATGGGGGTGGCGAGTATTGCATTCTGCTCAGCCAGCGGCTTTGTGCTGTCGAAAGCCGCTTTATCAACTCTCTGCACCTTCACCCCTCTCTCCAAGTCCACCTCGTCGCAAACCCACTGCTGGCCGCTTTGGTCAGTGTAGCTGCCGCCAGAGGTGACAGGGATGCCGGGTAAGCCGTTGGGTGTGGGAAGCGTGAGGAGCTGTTCACGGTAGGGGGAGTAGGCGGTGGCGGTTGTGCCGAGTTCGAGCTGAACTGCAATCGTAAAATCAACGGTTGCCCCTTTAGGGATATTCATTGCAAAGCGCACAGAACCGGGGGCATCAGGTCTGTTAAAAGCGCCAGTATCGTACGGCTTTGAGCCAGTACAACTCAGTCCCAGCGTCACAAAATCGCTGTACTGTATAATAACACCGTCCGGGATTTTGCCAGCTCTTACAGTTATTGACATTGTTACGTTCAACTTCACAGATAGAGGTATCATTTGTTCTGCATCAAATATATCCGCTACCCCTGTAGCTGTACCGTAAACGTGCGCTAACTGAGATGCCACGTTGTAGTCCATCGTAACACCGTTTTTAGCAATTTGCGTGTCCTTCTCATAGGGCCGAATCAGATTCTTCCCCGTCACCTTCACTGTCAAACTCCCGCTCTCACCAGCGCTCACGATAGGCGCAGGGGCATCCGGTGTGGGTGTGCCGGCCTGCGTGCTCCGACCGTACACAGTCAGGCCGCACAGGGGTGCAGGGAAAGCGTCGTCAACGGCGATAGGGTTGCCTGTCTCACTGCCGACAAGGATGTTCTGCCGCGCCTTTACTGCGCTGATAGCGTCACCTGTGGCTTTTGCGTCAGCGGCTTCGCCCTCGTGGGTGAGGGTGGCGTCCAGTGCTACGGCAGGGCCAGTCTCTCCTTTAGGGCCTTGCGGGCCGGTGTCACCCTTTTCACCTTGTGGCCCCTGTGCACCCTGCGGGCCACGCTCGCCCTGTATGCCCTGGGGCCCCTGTTCCCCTTGGGGACCGGTTTCGCCCTGCGGGCCGGTGGCACCAGTCGCACCGGTAGGGCCGACTTCGCCGCGCTCACCTTGCGGACCAGCCGGGCCGATGGGGCCAGGATCGCCTTTGTCTCCTTTGTCGCCCTTAAAGTTGCCGTTGGCGATGCCGTCTTTGAGCGCTTTCAGGCTGTCAGCGGCCTGCTTGGCGCTCTGCCCGGCCTTTTTGGCAGATGCCCCGGCCTGCTCTGCGGCCGTCTGTGCATCGGTCTTGGCCTGCTCTGCGGCGGTGGCATCGGTGTGCACGGCATCCACCAGCTCTTGCCAGGCAGGTGTGCCAGGCTCCGGCATGGTGCCGTCCTCCGTGCCGCTGTTGGCACTGACACGATACCGCAGGTCTGCACTGGTCACGGTCTTGGTGCCGTCGCTGCCCTCAAAGGTCACGAAGCCGCCCCCGGGCTGTGCGGTCACGCTGGCAGGCACGTCCACAGAGCCGTCCACCACCAGCGAGGATGCCGGTTCTTTGCCGTCCGGGACGTGCCAGAAGCAGCGGATAGCCAGACCTGCCCACTCGCCGGAAGCGGTGACGGCAAGGCGGTACACGCCCCGGTTCTTGGTGTAGCCAAAGCGCACCAGCTACTCATAGCCCGGCACTTTGACGACGCCATTGGATGCGAGAGATACGCTTAGCTCAATCATAAATTACCCCTTGTTGATGGTGGGTTTCTTTTCTGTCAGTGCCTTTTTCATCATGCTAACAGCCTTTTCAATCACGCTGTCCAGCACTTCATCGGTGATAAAAGGCTTCAGCCAGTCCGGCAGTGCGCCGCGCAGCGCGGCAAAGACCTGGGCCTTTTTCTTGGCACCCTGACCGCTGCCCATGATGCTGTTTTCTGCCAGGGTCACCAGTTCCAGGGCCCACTGCTTGACGTACTGCTTATAGCCCAGGCGAATTGCACCAACTGCCAGGGAGATAAAGCCCAGGACCATCAGAACCAGGGCGACAGGGGTAGGGATAAAGTTAAGCATTGCTTCCATGTTTTGTTACTCCTTCCATGAGGTAATTATCAATTTTTTCCTTGCTGGCCTGCATAGCGGGCACGTTGTTTCCGGTCAGCTGTGCTTCCAGCAGGGCACGAACGGCTTCAAGCGTCAGGCGGTTTACTTCGTCGATTTCCCCGAATCGGGACAAATCGCGCCCAAGCGCCAAAGAATGTTGCGCATAGCCCGTTTCTAGCGTTTGCAAGCGCTTGTCCATCTCGTCAAGCCGCTTGTTCTGCGCATCGTCAGGGGCTTTTGCCTTTTTGACGTACTTGTGGATAATTTCCAGCACCTTGTCGATGGTGATGGTCGCAGCGCACAGGCTGCCCAGGACGCCCAGCACCCACAGGAGAGCTTCTTTTTCGGTCATTTGCCCTCCCGGAGACGGGTCAGGCCCTTCTTACAGATGATTTTCGGATAGTTGCGTGTGGTCACATTGAGGTCAACGTGGCCGGAAATGCCAGGGACGCTGCCCTTACTGGTGTGCTGGTGGGTGTTGTAGGCAAAGGTCACGGCAGGTGTCTTTCCTGTGTAGTCGGCCAGCCACACGTCGTAGGGACTGAGGGCAGCACCGCCCATATACAGGCGCGTTTTAGCAAAGCTGGTGTAGGTATAGAGCTGGGCATAAAAGCCCATGTCCTCCACCTTTTTCAGGGCGTAGGCTGTCAGGTCGGTCAATGCCTGCTTGCCAAGAACCCTGAATTTGTTGTCCTCCACGTCCACTGACACAGGCATTTCCAGCGTCTTGCCACGCAGGGCGTCAGCCAGCAGGGAAAGCTCTGCATCGGCCATTGCCTCGCTGGTGGCGTAGGTGTAGTAATACACGCCCACAGCCAGACCTGCCGCCTTTGCATTGCGGTAGTTTGCTTCAAAGGTCGGGTCGATGTACAGGCCGTCCGCTCGCTTGGAGAGCCTGCGGTTTGTGCTGACGGTCTTGAGCATGACGCCCTGATAGCCAGCGGCCTTGACCTTCTTCCAGCCCTCCGGTGTAATATTGCCCTGATACCGGCTTACGTCGATGTAGCGGTAGGGCGGTGCTCCCGTCCACTCGGTCACAGATGCCATCGTGTCCTCCTGTTCTGCCTGTTCTTCCGCCAAAGCGGCAAAGAACCGGCTCAAAAAGTTAAAAAGTGCGGTCAAAAATGTGTTGTTTATTGCGATCAACCTCCCGGGCCCAAGAGTAGGCATTAAGCGCCATGGGTGGTCTCCTGCTGGGCCAGCAGCTCGGTCAGCTCTTTGTACTCGGCCTCGGTGATGCGGCCGAGTGCGTAAAAAACATCAATTTTTTCCGCAAGGCCAGCGGTCTGGCCGCGCTCGATCAGGCGTTTACAGATACGATACAACATAGTTTTTACCTCCTTATGTGGTTCTTGTGTCAGTGGTGGTGTCGTCGGTCATCCCCAGTTCCAGCATGGCGACGCGGTATTCATGATCTACCGCCAGGGCATCCGTGTCCGCCTGCGCGGCCTGCGTCTCGGTCAGCAGGTCCGCGAGGGTGGGGTAGTGGTAGCCGGACAGCCAGAGTTTTAGCTCGTAGCCGTCGTTAAAATCGTTGCTATACTTGTTTTTTACGTGCAGTATGCCGTTTGTCTGGAACGTGAGCGTCGCCTGTAAATATGTGATTACTCCGCCGCGTGCAAGATCAATTTCTCCGTCGGAGCTGCCATCATAGGTGCCTTTAATTACATGCACATAGTCCACACCATCCGGCACTTGAACGTCTAAAGTTTTCCATTTTGTGCCGGTCGATGCAGTCGTGGTCCACACAAGCCGGGGCTCCGACTTTACCGCCACGGCGGCAGCGATCTTGTCATTGAGCGTTTTGCCGCTGAGGGTGCCGTCCGGGGCGATGTCCAGGTAGTCCCCCACCTTCACGCCGCCCAGCTGGTCCGCCGTAGCGGGCGGCAGGGTGTATGGGGTGCCAAACTTGGCGTCGGCCTGAGCTTTGGTATAGTAGTCGGAAAGATCGGCTTTTTGAATGCTGTCTTTCCACGATTTTGTATCATTGTCCCACGTCCAAATAGTGTCTGTGGTACCAACGACCGCCCACCAGCCGTTTTCGCCTACAGGAACAGCGGCTTTCAGAGCTTCCGGCGTGGCGTACCACCCCTGTGCACCGATGGTGATGGTGCGGACCTGCTCAAAGTATTCTTTTGTGCCCTGCAAATAAGTAGCAGACTGAGATTCCGAACGCTTTGAATTGGTTTCGCTTGTCTTGGCAGCAGCAGCAGACAAAGCTGCATTTTCAGAGTCTGCTTTTACAATTGCAGAAACATCTTTTGCGGCATTTTTTGCAGCCTGTTCTGCTTTTGCACGTTCTTCCGCAGCGGAATTTGCCGCAGAAACGGCTTCCTCTTTTGCGTTGATGGCACCTGCAACTGTACTCAGCTCATTTAAAGTGGATGCGTTGATCGGTGTGCCGTCCTTTATGGGCTCGTCGTTTCGGACGAGCGTTACAACTTCAGACGACCCATCCTCATGGACTAACGTCCACCTGCCAGGATATTTTGATATGCGGTCTTCAAAAACCATATTGGTCCTCCCCAGCCATGTATTCGCCAGAAAAAGTAACGTAAGTTTTGGCGATTGATTCTATGTCTGACAAAATGCTTTCAAGTTGGTTCATTGTCTCGAATCCGAGCCTATCCATAGACGTAGGTGTCGGCGCAGTTTTGGCGTCCCCTGAGTTTTTAGAACGAATAGATTCGATATTCGACAGCCACCTAGTAGCATCTGACGTGGTAAGATACCCGTTTATGTTCCAGTCCGTCTTGACATCTACGTCCGCACCGAGAAGTGAAGCAAGCTCGGATATGCCGGTTTCTATTCTCGAAAAATCCCTGTAGTCAAGAGCCCCCTTCATACCGGAAAGCCACTCCGCTTTTTCCTCATCCGTCCAGGTCCCATTCACGGCTTTACCATAAATGAACTTTAGGCGGTCAACATCGTCTTGGCTTCTGTCTGTAATCCAAATCGCCATAGTCCCTCCTTAAAGCAAAATCTTTTTGCCGTTGCCGACTTTAGTCGTGGACGGAAGCGTGAAAGCAGGGCTGAACTTGTTAGAGCTCCAAGCATTGTACTGCTCTGTGAGGAAAAAAATCCTACCTGCACTAGACGTTCCAAGACTGTAAGTCCCAACGAGTTGGCCCACGATATGGTTTCCATCAAAATCTCGCCATGCAGGGGAACGTGACCATCTGCGGATAAGACGATTGGCGGAATCATCATAAGACTGAACAAAAACATTTCGGGTTTGCTTTGGTAGTACAGAACCTTCTTTTTTGAAAAATGGGTTACTGCCATTTACATAAACATCTGCGTTTTTGTCTTCCGGGTCAAACATCTCATAAATAGACGGGAGAAAAACACTGCGAGAAAGCGTTCTGATTTCCGTAGTGCTACCACCTACCGTGTAATAGAAAGAAGTAAGCCCCATTGCGGACTTGACGGTATCGCTAAATCTGTTTGCGTAATCTTCCTTCAACAGCCTGTCGATGGAGCTTCCGTCGTATGTATTGACGTGTGTCTGGTTCCACACTGTTTCAGGAAGAGGTTCTTTCCTGATGAGAAGTGTTCTCCCTGGACCATTTAAGCCAGGCTCATACCCATGTTTTGCAACAACAACCTCTACATCCGCATCACTTTCTTGAATGCAAACAGACGATCCTTCCGGCATATCCTACAAAGACGGAGCCTGACTGATAACAGTACACTTTGCAGATACGGAAGATACGAAGGCTGTGACTACAGCATCTCCGCTGGAAACAAAAGAAATGTCGCAAGCGGAAACGCCGCCTTTGTTAGAAACCACAGAAATGGAAACAACGCCGGGAGGAGATGTTTCCCATCCGATTGCCGGGGAATCCTCTGAGGAAGGAACAAGCGTTGCGGTTAAACGAACAGTCTCTCCAGGAGCAACGGAAATGGAATCCATGTCAAGCCTAAGAGCACTTACGCTTTCCACCATATATCCTTCCATCGTCCCTTTAAAACAGCCATTAAAGGTATACTTGGCGTCCGTAACGAGAACGTTAGATGCATATCCAAACTGGTGGTTGGCCCTGACAAAGGATAACGCATCAATATGAGGGCTTGCACGAAATTCCAGGTTTACCTTTCTTCTGTTAGAAAGAAGTGCGTATGTTTCGGTCAACGCATTTTTTGCGCTAGAAGATACAGATTTCGATACAAGCGGATTATTGATGCTTTGGGTCGCTCCGTTCCCACTAGCTCCGGCTGGATAAAAAACGGATTCGCCGCCAACCTTGCACGATACGTTTTTTATTTTTGTCGAAAACGTTATTTCTGGGTATTTAAAGCTATTCAAGAGCGATATTTCCTCAATACCAGACCTCGTGGCTGGAACAAGAGGGACACGTTCAATGTGAATGACCCCATCTCTGGATTGGTAAAGAGCCATCCCGGCTGCGTTTGCAGCAAGCTGAAGAATGTCTGCGTTTTTGTAGGAAGAAGTATCGGAGGAAATGTCGCAAGAATAGTCCTTTAATTCTTCCGAAATTTCGTAAGATATCCCGGGAACATCCAGAAGTTCCAATGCATCAAAGCACATCTGATACAGCGTTCCGCTCGTGTGCCCGGTATAGATGGAATCTTGGAGGAAAGACAGAGCGTCTCTGGCATCAAACGACGCCGTTATGCCATTCGCCGGAATTGTCCATCCAGAAAGAAAGAACTTTCCTCCATCAATCCATTCGACCGCATCTCCAATGTCCATGCCGTACTGAACTGAAATCTCCTGACGTTCATAAAGATACCGATAAAGCCCACCTGGATTTACCGGGTTCCAGCGTTGCTCGGAGTTGTCAACAGAAAACGAAACGGAATCTTTGGAAAGCTGCCCAGAAATTGGGTCGCGTTTTGATTCGTGCGTATAAGAAAGCAAATCCGCTTTGCTAAATTGGACACGCAGGCCAAATTCAACTTGCTCCACTCTGGCTCTGCGGCCCTGGATGCACCACTCTAAAATTTCCAGACTGATTGAATCATATCCGGAAATCTCAAAATCTACAGAGGATTCAACAGACTGGTTGTCGTCAACTTGTTTTGTTGCAACAAGCTCGCTACCGTTATAGACCGTCAATTTAAAAGATTTTGCATATTCATTTAAAGCGGCCGACCATACGATTGTAATTCCGGGGATTCTTTCAGTGTGTGTTTTGCTGAAAGAGAAAGTGATAATCGGATGGTTTGTGTTAGAAACACAATCCATGCTTAAATACCCAGCGTTCTCGTAGGGTTCTGAGCCTGGGACCAAAAGTTTGCTTCCGTCAAGGACCCACAAATTAGGTTCTCCGGTGGCATAATTGGCCAAAGAAGCAGAATCAAGATCTGTGACAGACAACGTGTTGCTGAATAAAGCCTGGTTAGAAGAGCTGGCAATAGCGTCTGCTTGGGCCTTATCGTCAGAGACGTGGTAAGTGATGCGAACAAACATCTCCGGAACAAGTGTTTTTTCGTATTGCTCAAGCCACTTGTCGGAAGGCAGAAAGCCCATGAATAATCACCTCTCTTAAACTTCAACGAGGCTAAGGGCCGCTCCGACCCATCCCATAACGTTTCCGTTGGACGGGGAACGCCTCCACATTCCAGCGGTTCTATCGGAAACATACATTTGTCTTGTCGTGTAGCTTGCAGTTGCTTGGTTATAAAACCGAACAGTGCAGTAAAAGTTTGTGGTGAACGGCCCGATGATGTCCGCCCACTGTCTTGCGGTAAGATAATTCCATTTTAGGGAAATCTTCGCAACATCGTGCCGCACCACAGACCCAACGACTTTGCCTTGTACGTTTCGTCCGGAATCGACTATAGTGCTTGTTGTAGCGTCGTAGGAGGAAGGCTCAGGTAGCTCTCTGCCATTTACTGTGACGAGAGATTGCATAAAACGTAAACCTCCTTAGTAGCTGTAAACTTCGTCTCCCATAATCTGAAACCCACGCTCCGATTGCCGCTTTTCCACGGACGCAGTGATTTGCTTTCCGTCAAGGTAAATCTTGAGCTCTTTCCCTCCGGTAAGCTCGTCTCCGTACCGCTGGAAGATGTCAAGGAATGCGTTATAGCAACCGTCGTGGACTGCGCTGCGGAGCTCTGCGGAGCTTGCTCCGCTATTGGAAGAACTTGGATAATAGCTCCCAACAGATGTGCTAGAGCCGTTAGCAGAATCATAATCGCTCGTGCCAGGGTAGCTCGAGTAGTTATTGTCTACGGACGGGCTGGAGCTTGTTCCGTGCTTTCCAACAAGCGTTCCGACAATTCCTGCGATGGCGGCTGCAATTGCGACGCCGCCAGCAATCATGATGACACCAGTCGGAATACCTAAAGAGGTCAAAACACTGCCGATGGTCTGCAAGATGCCCATAAATGCAGCTCCAATTTGACCGATAAGCCCGGCAATGCCAGCGATGATAGACGGGAACTGACTCAAAACGCCAGAAGAAAGGCCAATACTGATTGCCCTGCCGGATGCTGAGATTGGCCCGATCAAAGCGGAAAAAGACGTTGCAATCTTGCTACCGAGACCTACAACTTGCGTGGAAATTTCTCCAAATTTTGAAGTAATCCCAGCTAAGATATTGCTCCCGATGAGTTTTGCAGAAGAAAATACTTTGGAACCAACGGTTTTAAGAGCACTGGTGAGATTAGAAACCAAGTCAGAAGCGTAAGACTTGACCTGTTTTCGGTTTTCTTCCCCCATTGCCTTCCAGATAATGGCCGCTGTGTTTTCGGCGACGGTTTGGATATCGCCTTTCTTGACCGCATCAATCATGCCCTTAATCGTGCCAACGAAGTCGCTCTTAAGGCCGTTGTCGATTTCATTCCACTTTGCGTCAAACGTATTGACCATGTTATCAACAAAGCCGTTTGCAACGTCTGCGCCATAGTCAATCATCTCGTTGCCCTTCTGCTGAACCGCATTTGCCAGATTGGTCATAGCTTGTTCAACGTAAGGAAGTGCTGCAGTGATACCGTTTGCAAGGCCTTGGTCAATAAATTTACCAAAGCGCTCAAACAGAGCGGAGGGAGAGTGAATTTCAGTATCTGTCGTGAACTTGTCAATGATAGCTTTTGCAAGATTTGCCGCAGCGCCTTTTGCGGTTTCAATGCCGCTTTTGATACCATTTACGAGGCCCCGCCAAATGTTTTTGCCTGCTTCAAACATTTTGGAAGGAAGAGAAGCAATAGCATTTGCAACGGCTGTTACCATATCGGAAGCAGCTTTTGCGGCATCTTTTGCCCACGTTTTGATATCATCAATAAATCCACGAACAGCTCTCGCACCGTTTTCGACGTGTTCATCGAGATGTACGAACCATGTAACAACATCCTTTACCCAATTGATAAGGTCAGCAAAACCAAGAACCGCCTTTTCGATGAAGTTACCGTTCATCTGAATATCAAGACGGTCGGTTTCGCTCACTCCATTGGTAATCCATCCGACAAACACTCCGACATCGTGAATCAGCTGAGCAATGCCCATAACGGCATTCTCGATGAAGTTACCGTTCATCTGTAAGTCAAGCCTGTCAGTTTCGGAAACACCGTTCTGAATCCATCCAATAAAAATTGCGAAATCATTGATAAGATTTCCAATGGCTGTAATTGCGCCACCTACAAAATCAGCAACTTTTTCGCCCATAGACTTGAAAGCATTGAACCAGTCCGTTTCCATCTCAAAAGCTTCTTTTTGACTTTCGCTACCAAGACCACGAACTGCAACAGTGATAGCTTCAAAACCAAGAACAGCAAGACCGGCTACAGGATGACCGCTAACAATAAGACCGATGCCCATAAGTGTTGTAATTAAATCACCAACATCAAGATCAAGGCCTTTTACAACGTTAGAGATTGTTTTGAACGCAGAAGAAATGCCCTCCTGCCAACTTTCTGGAATGAGATTCCAGATTACTTGCTTTAAGTTAGAAAAAGATTCTTTCAGGTATTTGATGGATTCTCCGAGTTTTCCATCTGTGAGTGATATATTCCAACCCTGCCTAAGCCCTTCCGCAGCAAGGTAAATCATAGCTCGAACACGTTCAAGGCCTTTTTGGAACGCCTCACTGTTTTGGTATAGGTCAACAAAACGAGCAACCATGATGCCAACAGCGACAGCTGCTCCCATAATGGGAGACTTCCAAAGTTTGAGAATGCCCTCAATCAAGGTTCCGTCGCCTTTGATTTTGCTAAGAGCATCCATCAAAGCGTTGCCAATAGCCCACGTTGCAAATCCGGCAGCGATACCAGCAACCAAAGGAGCCAACTTTTCCAATTTCGCTTTGACTTCATCAATCGTCGTACCGATGTAGTCCTTGAACATATCGTAGCCGGACAGGTCTACATCGCCCAAGATGTTGCCAGCGGATGCGCCACTGCCAGAGCCGGAACTTCCCTGCGTTGGATCAATAATGTTCAGTTCATCAAAGCCCATCGTGTAATCCTTGAGGGCTTTGGCGGCTTTCTTTGTCGAATCTGCCGTGTCATCCATTGCGTCACCAATGCCACCAACGCTGTCAGCGCTTTTAGTGAAATCAGTGAACACGACCTTCACGCCCATCAGCTTTGCCACCCACTCAACAAATTCTCGAATGAGCTGAACAGCGGCAATCAGTGGGGGGAGAATAGCTTTCAGGGCAGGGTAGAGCAGAGAACCAACAGACTTCGCTAGCATATCAAGCTGAGCTTTCAGAATCTTAATCTGGTTTGCAGGGCTTTGGATGGTCTGTGCAAGGTTGCCCTGCACATTGGCAGTCTGCTTCATAATGGCAATGTAACGCAGAACCGCCTTATCTGCCTGAGACAGACTAGAAACCTGCTTGTTAAAGCCCAAGGCAAGAAGCTCCTGCTGCAACCGTGCCTGAGACAGGTCGATGCCCAAACGGCGAATAGGCTCAATCTCACCAGAGATTGCGGAGGACATTGCAGTAAAGGTCTCTGCAACGTCCTTGTTCCAATAGGAGCCTTCGTCATAGGCAAGCTGGGTCAGATTCTTAGACAGAATGTATGCTTTGTCGCTGGCCAGACCAAACGAAGTGCCCAAGCTCTGGATGGTAGCCATGTAGGTCATCGCTTTGGTCGGGTCAACGCCAAGAAAGCCCTGCATCTTGCTAATGAGCGTATCAGCTTCACCGCTCAAATTGCCCATAGCATTATGAAACAGGTCTGTTGCTTCATAGAAATCGTTAAACTTCGCAACCGCGTTGCCAAGATACTCAGCAATGGCTTTCAGCGAGACCAGCTTTGCCATGTTCCGCATAAAGCCGTTCATCTGATTGGACAGGCTGAGATAGCTCTTGCGCTGCTTTTCGTTGGCAGCAGTCACACGGTTTGCCTGTGTCACAACCTTGCTCAACTGTGGCGGCAGCTTTGCAAAGGCGTTGCCTACCTTGTCAAGCTGAGATGCAAGGGGAGCAAGAGCAGCAGAAATCTTCTGACAAGAGCTTGCAAAAGAATCAAGGTCAGTCGCTTTCAGCTTGTCGGTCAGGTCAGGAACCTTTCCGATCGCATTGAAAGCGCTGCCAAGAGCTTTAAGATTCGATGCGTCCAGAATGGACAGCGGAGCCAAAGCGTTAGTGAGCTGAGTAATGCTGCCAGACATGGAGTAAAAGTCCACGCCGTTCAAGCCAGACACAGCCGCTGGAATCTTCTTGATCGCATTCACGACCGTGTTGATGCTTTTTGCGCTTGCGGTCGGGTTTACGTTGGAAAGCCCATTTAGAAAGCTGGTGATTTTGTCCAGCCCGGACATTCCAGCGGATGCCTGTTTCAGCGTTGCAATGGAACCGGCCAGCTTGTCAAGGCTGTTTACAACCTTTGTGACGTTGCCTTTCGTCCGTAAATTAGAAATGGCGGTAGCGAGCTTGTCGATATTAAGCTCTGCACCATGCGATTCCGCAGAAATCTCTACGGATAAGCTCGTAATATCAACATCAGCCATCACTACCACCATCACTTTCCATCATAGAGAACATCGTTCTCTTGATTCGCTCCTGCGCCTCAACTGCGCGTTGGTATTCATACTCGTCTTTCTCCTTTTGGGTAAGGGGAAGCGGTCTATCCATGTACTTGATGGGCTTAGACCCTTTCTTTCGGAACATATTGCCAACCGTAGAGGAAAGCGCAGATGCCATGTAAAAGCCGTTTCTCCACGCTTCAGCATTGGCTCTGCGTTCCCGCAGCTCCTCTGCGTCACGGTAGGCCTTCGCCAGCCAGACATCGCCGTACCAGAACTGGTCATAGGTCATGCCGATGGAGATGTAATAGGCTTCTACATCGTGGAACAGCTTGGAGAAGGAGAACAGCTCCCCCTCTCCGTCTGTTTCCTGAGATTGTGCGGTTACACAATCTCCCACGTTGCGTTTTTTGCGGTCTTGTCCTCAGTGTCAGTTGCCAGCAGAGACTTGGAAGCGTCCATGAACATCTCAAGCAGAACGCCCATCAGGTCTTCCTTTTCCTCGATGTGCTGGAACATCTCGTCCACGACCTTGCGCTTGATGCCCTTGTTCCGTGCGATGAAAGCACCATAGAACAGTGCACGAGAGTTGGACAGCAGATTGGTCATCTGGGTGTACTGGCCAATCTGAAAGCCTGCACGTTCGGTAGCTTCCACGCTGTCACGGGTGAAAGTCAACTCGTAAGTGTTCTTGCCATCGGGGGAATGAAAGTTGATAACTTTAGCAGCCATAATAAATGCTCTCCTTTATAAATAGGGGCAGAACCAAATCCGTTGTTCAGTTCTGCCCGGTTTGATTGATTCGATTTTTGCGGTTTAGCCGCCAGTGACAGTCAGGGTCTCGCTGAACTCAGGCTTCTTGGTGAAGATGCAGTTGATGGTCATTTCCACAACCTCGTCCACGCCAAAGCCGGACAGACCAACCTGATGCATACCCTGCCAAGTGAAGCCGGAGCCGTCCTGCATCTTCAGGGCGTAATACTTCACGGTGTTGCTCTCGGAAGTCTCATCGTAGCCAGCCGCCTTGACCTTTGTATAGTCAGCCTTGTTGTAGTTGGCAGTGAAGGACTTGGTATCGCTCTGGATGATGCCAAAGATATTGACCTGCATAGGGTCAGACAAGGTAGTGGCATCCAGAAGGTTCGGCTCGGAGATCAGGTCGGGCACATCCTTGATGTCGCACAGCTTCGTCAGAGCGGTTGCGCTGTCGCCACAATACAGGGTGGTATTCAGACCGGAGATAGCAGTACTCATAGAATGTTTACCTCCTTAGTTTCGGTAGATCATTCCGTCCTCTCCGATTGTTGCCCCGTAGCTGCAATCAATCCGATAGACGGAATTGTTGTACAGCCCATTCAACGGGGCAAACGATTTGCGATAAAATTTAAGCGGTTCAAGAACAGAATCCACGATTCCAACGATGGAACGTGCTTCTGCAATGCGTCCGGTGTTCTTGTTGGAGTAGACACGCACACGCAGAGAAACAGCGGCATACTTGCTGTGCCCGGCAGAATCAATGTGCACAGGCAGATTGCTGTTTTCCTCTATCTGCACACACGGAAACTTCTTGACATTGCTGTCATTGATTTCACCAGTGACAAAGATGCCGGGGACTTGCTTTCGCAGTTCCGTAGCAACAGCCGTGAAGATAGAATTGAAATAATCAATCAACTATTCCAAACCTCCCTCCACGTTGCTTCGACTTGAGAAGCCATTTCCTCAACAGCTCCCCACATAGCCATAGCCGCATCGTTGCCGCTGGTGTAATTCAACTGACCTTTGCCGGGAACGGTATCCACATAGGTTCCGGCATTGCCGGGGTCACCGTAGTAGTACCAACGTTTGCCAGCACCCTTGCCTTGACCGTAGGAGCCATGCGCACCAACACCGGGCGGCAACTCACCGCCATATCCGTTGTGATGTGCGCCAGTGCCAAACTCGATAAAAGCAACTGATTTGCCCTCTGCAACGATGGTACAAGTCTTATCTTTTTGGTTGATATGGCATTTCACGTCATTGGAACCGGCGTATTCCGCATTAGCGAAACGCACCTTTGCGACTTCAAGCCCCAACCAAGAAAGACGAAAAGCTAACGCTCTAGCTTTCTTGTTCAGGGTGGTCTTGTACTCCTGTATCTGACGTTCCGCATCACGAAGTCCGGCATCGCTCAACCTCACTTTAATTTTCACTTGCAGCCACCTCTTTCAGCGCATACAGCGTGTCCGTAATATGCTCTGCGACCTTGACCACAGTGTAATTGAAGGGCTTTGAAACGTCTGTCTGAAACCAGACGTGTGTGCCTTCATAAAGCGGGGTGTTGTGCTTTTTGCTGGACGAACTGACAACGTAGCTGTAATCCGTGAACGTGCCGAAAGGGTTTGCTTCCGCAGCGCCGGTAGGCGGGCTGACATTCAGCATTAGCTTTGCGGGTTCGCTCCACGATTCGTATGCGGATTCGCCAGTCTCGTTTCCCCATTCGTCTACGACAGGCGTTTTCTCGCCAACAGGGTTCGAGTACCACAGCGGACGCTTATCCAGCGGGCTTCCATTGAACATCAGCCGATAACACCTACCCTCGGAACCACTTCATTTAACAGGGACTGTGCCACATCGGAACTTTCCCACACACGAGTAATACCATTGTTGGTATAGCTCGTCTGTCCGTTTGCACCGATGTGGTTGTACAGTTCCGCTGCAATGCGTATCTGCAATGACTGATACTGCAAGGGCAGCTCGTCAGGTCTATTGCCGAAGGGGTAGCCCTGTGCAAATATCTTATCTTTAGCGAAATCAAGCAGCAGGTCGAAGAGTGGGTAGTCCTCGTCCGTGATTTCACGGTCAAGTGCAGGGGCGATGTACTGCCCCAGCTTGACTGCCGCTTCGGAATACTGGTCTCCCATGCTGCTTTCCTCCTTTCGCCTTAGTAAGCCTTGATGCAGTACACAGCGTCCATGCGCTCAAAGGACGGCAGGACGATTTCAGAGACGTAGATGTTGGTGTTGACAGGATGCACGGTCTGCTCGGTGGTAACAGCAACGCCTGTGTTCACAACGGAAACCTGTGCTTTGGAGATGCCAGCCATCAGGTCGGCTTCCTCAGGGGTGGCAACATAGTACATATTGCCCAGAGAACCAGAAGGAGCCAGCACAACATAGCCATCAGGCAAATACTTCTCGGCAGCAGCGGTCTCTTCCGGCTTGAACATCTTGTCATACAGGTGAATGCGGATGCCGGATGCACTTTTGATAACAGAACGTGCTTCAGAATCGACAAGAACGGCGGTGGCGGTCTTCATAACCGTCAGGAACCGGTTCTTGATTTCATCCGCAGCAATCATCTTGTGGAAAGTGTTGGTGTTCATGTAGGCATCGGTGATAATCTCACCAGTGTTTGCTAGCACGGTGTTTGCGGCAGTGGTCATCGTGGCGATGGGGGTTGCAGTAGTAGGAGCATCCCATTTCTCCTTGGTAGCCAGAGCCTTGTAATTGGACTGCTGCCAAGTGCCATCAGGGTCGTAATCGTAGACGTAACTCACGCCGTTGGATTCGATGGAGATGCCGGGCTTGCCAGTCTTAGGAGCCAGAAGCTGCCACACCATGCGCTCAGGCACAATGCGAGCGCCGGTAATAAGCTGTGCGGTATCATCGTAGACACGATTGATAACGTCTGCCGCAAACTCCTCATTGGTAGCCAGAACAGAGATAATCTTGCGACGGTCTTCCTCGTCAATGTGAGTGCCCTCACGGAAGAACGGCATACTGGTCTCGGTCATCTTGATGCCCTGACGAGTACGGAACGTAGCCTTAGTGTCGAACACGCTAGGCTTCAGCGAAACGCCAACGCCCTTGTGGCCACGAAGCCACTTCAGTTCCATGCTGACCTTCTTACGGGCAGGGAACAGAGCATCAGAAGCATAGGGCTGCGCATTGGTCGGGTCATTCGTCCAATAGGCGGCAATCGCAGCAGGGGAGAAGATTTCATTCAGATTCAGTGCCATAATTCAGTCCTCCTTACTCGCTCTTTGCGCCAACATCGGTACGGCAGAAAACGGCAGGAACAGCCTTTTTCAGAGCGGCAATATCGTTTGCAGAATAGGTAAAGCCGGACAGCTTTGCCTTGTCCACATCAATAACGCCCTGAATCAGCAGTGCGCCATTGGGGTTGACGGCAGGGTCAACGGTGTGCAGCAGAATGCCAATGGCATCGATAGCTGCATCAGCAGCACTGGTGCCAGTAGTGGCAGCAGCTTTCAGGCCAGTCTTTGCCATAGGATAGCCAGCCGGAACAGCATTGGTCTCCTTGACGGTAAAGGGAATGGCAACGTAGGTATCAGCAGCCAGAATAGTGCTTTCAGGAGCCGATACCGGAGTATTGGTGTACTTCATGTTTTCCTCCTTAATGGAAAGCAGTCATTGCGTCACTCGATGCCTTGTTTGCGTCTGCACGCTCCTTCGCAAAGCGTTTGGCAAAAGAAACACCTGCGCTATCTGCGCCGTCACCATTGCCATCCGCATCCGGAGGTGTGGGCATATCCTTCAGCAGGGAAGCCTTGTATGCGGTGTCATGGGCGGTCATAAACTCCGACTGGAACTTAAACACCTTGTCCATGTCACCGTCAGCCAGTGCAGATGCAGCTTTGTTGGCAAGTTCAGCGTCATAACCCTGTGCAACGAACTTCTCACGGTAAGATGCAAGGGTCTTTTCCTTGACGAGGTTTTCCTTGTCGGCAGTCAGGGCTTCAATCTGTTTCTGCATCTCTGCCAGCTTGTCAGCCTGTTCCTGTGCGGCATTCTCGTCATCGGTGCGCTTTGCCTTGAGCTGCTTCTTGTACTCAGCAGCTTCGCCATTGGCTTTCGTCACGGCGTTGCGCAGCTTCTCAACCTCTGCGTTAGGGTCTGCAACCTTTTCAAGCGCAGAAATGATTTCATCGGCGGTCATGCCCTCTTTGTAGGCATCACCAAGCAACACATTGAGTTTCATATCGTTAATTTCCTCCTGCGTTTTTTTTACCGTTGCTTCCATGCAACGCTGCGAAATTTGTATCCCGGCTTCCCTGCCGTGTTTATGGCAAAGGACTATTCGTCCTCTGTTTCTTTATTGGTATCGGCAGACTGTTCATCTGCTATGTTCCCGACATTTGTGCCGGTAACATCCCGTTTGGGCTGTTCCTGCGGCTTCGGCGCTTTCCCTTCCTCGCCCAGCTTGCCAGCAGCAATCAAGAATGGCTTGCTCATTTCATAAGCAGCCTGCGGGTCGGGGAACAGACCAGGCGTAGTGAACGCCAACTGCGGGTCAATGGTCTGCTGCAACATCTGTGCAAAAATCTGAACCTTGCTCTGCTGGTTATCGTACTGACGGCGTGGCAGTTTGATGTTGATGTCACTTGCCATCAACTTAGAACCAGCCGTATCACGCAGGATTTTCAGCATTACAGACAGGCTTTGGCGCTCAGCATACTTGAACATATTCTCATACTGCTGCGCCCTTGCTTCTGTGTGATTCCAGCCATTACGGACGATGACTGCGCCAACGTTGTCAGACGTTGCGTTCTCACTGCCAGTAGCACTAGGCATGGCAGTCAGACTGCGGTATACGTTCAACATGGAATCAAGCAAGGTCTGGCTCTGCTGCTGGTCAAGCTCGTTTGCAATCTGAGAAACAGAAGCAGGCAGCCCAGAAGTGGATTTCAGGCACATTGCGCCAAGTTCCTTCACTTGGTTAAGCGCATCCTTGTCCACAAGGCAGTTGGTGAACACCATGATGGACTGGATGAACTGTGCCACACCGTCCAAACGGTTGCTTTCAAGGTCGTTGATGGCATCCAACACAGGGATAGCCGGTTCAAACAGACCCATACGCTCCGGGTTCAGCTTGTATTCGACCATCGGCAACATTCCGAGAGAATGGTTCTCCGACTTTGTGACCTTGCCGTTGTCGATTTCAAAGTACTGGTTTGGCGTATACACGCAAATTAAGTCGTTCAGGTCATTCTGATAATTGCGTGGAATGTGCAGCACGTTGGCGATGGGCTTGTGCCCGATTCCGGAGTTGTAAATCACATACGCCATATCCGGGTCTGGAACGTCCACCAACAGGGGCGTTTCGTCCGGGTAGTTGCCGTTATACCCCTTGTCAGGGAGAACAATGCGATATCCCTGTCCGCACTCCAACATCCACTGCCAGAGCCGCCGATCAAGTGCGTCCTTGCCCTCATACTGCAAAGCATTGGACAGGCGGGCGATTTCCTCACCGTCACCAGTTGCCGTTTCAGACCGCACATAAGAGCAAGGAGTGCCGCTCATGTAGCCGGTGTAGAAGCCAACACACTCGTTGGCATGGTTCTCTACAATGCGGTTGGTGATTTCAGCGTGGTACTCCTTCGTGCGGCGGAGGACAGGCTGGCTACCCAAGTAGTAGTTGTGCAGAAAGCGAATCTCGTTCTTGTTTAGCAGATGAATAGGCTCTGCCTTGCCCATGACCACTTTCAGCACATTTGCTTGATTGATTTCCGTTTCTGGCGTTTCAATCGGTCTGCGTCCGGTCAGTGGCTCATTTAAAAAGCCGTCAACAACTATCTGATACTCAGCCATGCGTTCCTCCTTTCTGGCAAAATAAAAAGCGCAGCAAGACAAACCTGTTAAGGTCTATCTCACTGCGCCAAAACTGCGCTTCAAAAGCTATTTACTTTTCCGGCGGATGGATGATTTTCACCCATCCTTCCTTTGTGTCTCCTTCGATAACGCCCTTGCATCTGTCGCACTTGAAATGGTATCGTCCGTCTACTTCGCCAAGATAGCGGTTGCAACGGACGTTTTTATAGATTGGATTCTGCCTGATACAAGGGCAACAGATTCTAACTAGCATGAGCGCTCCTTTCGTTGGATTTCTGGAAACAGGCTGTTGAGCACAGACCTGTCAGAAGCTACTGGGAAACTGTTCGCACTTCCAGCCGTGCTATTCTTCGCCCGAAGAAAACCATTGCAGCCTTTACATTCAGTTGTTGGACAGACGTAAACGGGTCAGCTGCAATTTTGGTGCTGCATAATGGATTTGAACCAATGTATGTCCGGTTATGAGCCGGATGCTCTAGCCATACTGAGCTAATGCAACATAAAAGCCCGGCTTGATTGGTTAACCGCTGCTCTTTGCAATGTCATGCCTAACCATTGCATCGAGAGCCGGGAGTAGCGGTGGAGGATTCAGAGAATAGAAAGCCAAGCAAAGAAGATGGTTGTGCTGCGTAACGGAATCGAACCGTTGCTTGCCAGCCGTGGGGGAGACAGTCTGGCATTCCCCTTACAATTGGAAACGCAACATATAAAGCCCGGTGAAGGCAAAAGAGTGAGAAAACCTCCACCGGTGAAAGGAGGAATATGCCTATTGACGCCCAAGCAAGTAAAAATGACAAAACCTTGCTGCGCTGGGCTATTCCTTAGAGGAAGCTGCAAATCTTCCTGCGTACATTATAAGCCTTGTCAAGTGGTGAAATCAAATAAATAGACCCAGCGAACACAATATATTGTGTTTTTAATTAAAAAGGCCTCTTGACAGGCTCGATTTTACTGATTCCGTTGTACAATTCATCGGCAAGCTGTGCCAGACTGTCCGGTGCATCATCGTGCGGAACTTTTCCAAGCTGCGTGAACATCGTCACCTGTTCCATGAACGCCTTGTACTCTTTCGACTGGTGCTTTTCGTCAAGGAAGTAGAACCGTTTAATGTCCGGCGCATACTGGATGATTCTTGACAGCTTGCTTTGACCGCTTGGCGCACGTTGGCTGCGGACAGAACAGTGATAGCCCTGCTGCCTGAGCTGGCTGTCTACCACGTCACAATATTCGTCACCGCCGTTGTTGGCTTCGCCACGCACCACGTTGATTTTGTGCTGAATGATTTTGCCAACAACTTCCGGTCTGGTCACGGTCTTGTCGCCGTTATTGAACACAAGATCAGGGATGAACACAGCATCACCATACACATAAGCGATAGGACAGGCGGTGAAGTCACCGCCGCCCCATGCAATGTCCATGACCATGAGCTTGCGATCAGGCTCTCCATCAGGCAGAACGCCGTTGAAATACCGCAGTTCATCAGCAGGGAACAGCAGACCTTCACGCACATAGGGCTTTCCCATGTACTTTGCCCACCATGTCGCATCGTCAATGCTGGATTTCATATCGGCATAGTAGGCATCGTCAAATCCAACGCCATAGTCATAATTGAAATTGCTGTGTCCGTTCTCGTCCACCGCAGGAATCACACGGAATCTGTACTTCGGGTTGTCTGCATACTGGTTCTGGATGCGTCCCAGAGGGTCAAGCACGTTCCAGCGTGTACCGACCATCAGTTCCAATGCGCCTTGCTTTTTACGGTCTTTCAGCTGGTTCAAATAGGCATCGTACTTGTTGTTCAGACGCTCGACGTTTAGGCTTTCCTCCAAGTCCTCAATCAAGTCATCGCTGTACAGAACGCCGCCCTCACCGATTTCAACAGCACCAGTCAACGTGCCGCCGATGGAGCGGCAAGTCAGGGTTGGAAAACGCTTCTTTCGGTTCAAGTCAACGCTTTCGTCCTTTGCGCTCTTGTCCACAAGCTGAACATCAGGGAAGATTTTGCCCCAGTTGTAGGTTACAGGGTCTGTGATGATGGACAGCACTTCGCCATAGAATCCATTTGTCAGCTTGTCGGAATGTCCGCTCATAACCGATGCAACGTCAGGGCGGTTGCCCATTAGCCATGTGATAAAAAATATACAGAGCGTACTTTTTCCAGTTCTCGGAGGTTGGCTTACTCCCAGAAATTCTACACGATGGAAAAACAAGTCCTCTAGGTCACGAACCAGCGTCAGAAGTACCTTTCTGCGCGGCTGATAGAACTTCTTCTCCGGCGCACGGTTCCATTCAAGGTAGATACAATAGCTGTCGAACACATCCTTTGCTTCAAACAGGTACGTCCGGCCGATAATGTCATAGACCTTCGCCACGTCCTCGCCTGTTTTCATCTTACCCATCATGGCTGCGCAGACTGAGCGCAACTCGCCAGAATACTTGTAGGCGTCGAACCGCTTGTCCTGCGGTAAAGCACCTCTCAGGTTCACCACCGCCTGAAACCAGTCCTCATAGACCTGTGCTTCGGTCGGATTCTGCTTTGCATACGCTTTGATACTGTCAATAATGGCGATACACTGCTTTGGCTGCATAAAAAATAGGCACCCCCTACCCAAAAATGTAAAGAGTGCCTACAACTGCACAAAAATCAAATATTTGGTTTTATAATGCGATTCCAGAAACTTTATTTCTCAAAATCAATTAAAAGAACTGCCCGACCGTTTCTAACCCTTTTTCTACCTTCTTCATTATGCTGTTTTCGGAGAGATACTCCATGCCTTTCAAGGTAATCTGCGGGTGAATCGGTTCTACAATATGCGGGAACTTATTCGTCAGGTCTTGCGTGTAAACCAGACCGCGAATGAAACCGTTCATTTGCAGTTCGATCATAATCTGCTCCCAGTCAGAGACCTTCATCTTCATTGCTTTTGCAGAGATAAGCTCATAGTCAAATTCTTCATCGCCCTTGTGCTTATCCAGCAGTTTGAGAATCTTGTAAATGGCATTAAAGTTGTCCATGAGCTACTCCTTTCACTGGTTATATAAAGTAGGCTTCGGTTCTTCATCCCCAAGCATCAACTTGTAACGAAGATACTTTTCGATAATACTGTGTCTTTCTGCCAGTGTACCGTAAATAAAGACGAGAGCATCTTTAGCGGCATCGTATTCATTCGGGAAAATGACAATTTCCTCGTTAGCAAAGGTCACGGTACAGTTTTCCGAATGACAGGCTTCCAAGAACCTCTTAATTTCAAGGAATCCACCAAAGTCAAGCATAGACCGCAGCGTGATGCTACCATTCTTAACAATCAGTTCTTCTCCCTGCATATTATCCAGCCTTTCTCTGTTCAGCAATCCGATACCATGTCTGGCGGGTCACGCCAAGCTGTTTGGCAGCGTCCGTGACCGTAAGAATGCGCTTCTCCACCTGCTCATGGAGAACGTCAAAGAGGTTGCGGTCATACTCGGTGGGCTTGCGGCCTTTATAAACGCCTTTCTGCTTTGCCACTTCGATGCCCTCTTGCTGGCGGTCGAGCATATTCTGTCGTTCAAATTCGTTAATGGCTGCAATCATCGTCAGCATCAGTTTTCCAGTAGGGGTGCCTGTGTCTAGGTTCTCCTTATCGCTGGCAAGGTGTACGCCGTTAGCTTGCAGCGTTTCAACCATTTCAAGCAAGTCCTTCGTGCTACGGGCAAGGCGACTGAAATCGTGGATAAACACGGTATCGCCAGGCTGAACTGATTTAAGCATCTTCTGTAACTCTGGTCTGTCCATATTTTTGCCAGAGACTTTCTCGATAAACCAACGGTCAATGTTATGCCGCTTCAACGCTTCTACCTGTCGTGCTTCATTCTGTTCGACAGTAGATACACGAACATACGCTATATTCATTCAGAATCACTGTCCCTTTCAATTACAGTGCCTTCAACACGATAAGCCCCAACGCCAATATCTCCCATGTCGGGTTCAACCACAATTCGATAATTCATAGCTTTTAGGAGTTTATAAAAGCTAGAAAGATTTAAACTCTCATTCTTAAAGCACTGATACAAAGCCTGTCTTGAAGTAAAGCCAGCTTCATTGGCAATATAAGCTGTTGTTATGCCATACTGCTTCATAAGTTCTTTAACTATCTCTACGCCATTTGTTGAAACATTAAAAGGCTCTTTCTTTTCTGTCACTTTTTTGTATTTCCCCATTTCATGTCACCCTTTCTGATTATATTGTAAACAATTTTGTTTGGTTTGTCAATAGGGAATTTTATTTACTATCAATAGGGTCACTTTTTCATCAACACTTTTTTGTGTTAGTTTACAACTTGTATAATTATCGTATTATCAAATTTTACTATAAATTTCCGCCCCAATTCTAACACATTAAAGTGTCAAAACCACTATCAAAAATGTACACTAAAACGTGTTTTAACGTACAAATTATACAAATTGGGCTGTTGACAACTATATACCAAGCGTCTATAATCTAAGACAGCAGAACGCACGATGAATCAGCCAACAACGGTAGATTTATCCTTTGTGGCATAAAAAATAGGCCGTCAGCATACCGACCAAAGTAGCACTGACGACCTATTCCACCACAAAACAGAAGCTGCGCAACCAAGGGCGCAGTCTCGGTTTCTGTCAATTATTATAGCAGAAGCAAACGACTTCTGCAATAGAAAGGAGCAAAAAACATGAACTTTCCTACGACAACCGAAGAATTTCTGAAAACCATCGCACACGGAAAAGAACCGACCAGCGAGGACAGGGAGTACGCAGAAGCGCTTGGTAAACTGTCCGAACTGAACTACCGGGCAGGGTACGAAGCGGGAGCGAACAAAAATAATGGCTAAGTTTTGTGCAAAACGTAGAAAGCGGTTTGTCAAGATGAACGAACACTAAATGTAGTGTTTCGTTGGTCTATTTCCGCTTGACTTTACCACATTTTGCGATTAAACTTAATGCACCTCAAAGAAAGGAGATAAGAACATGGCAAGAAGTCCTTACATCGAAGCATACCGCCATCAGGTAGCCGTTGGCTTCACTGATCGTCAGTATGAGTTGCTGGTGGAGCACTGCAAGAAGTGCCGCGTATCGCTGTCACAGGCTGTCCGCGATGCCTACCTTGAGAAGTACCCCATGCCAGATGAAAACGAAAAATGATACGCTCGCTAAAGTTACCAGCCGCAGCAAGCGTATCATACACACTCAGAGAGTATAGACCCTCTTTGGGTTATTATACCAGAGATGGCCTGCTCTCGCAAGATAGAAAGGTCAAATTTCTATGAATAATAATCTTGAAACCATCCGAATCTTCTCCGAAGATGTTATCCCTGTGTATGACACTGACACTGGCGAAAAGGTAGTGCTGGGTCGGGAGCTGCACGAGCGGCTCAAAATCAAGACCGCATACAAAGACTGGTTCCCTCGTATGTGCGAGTATGGTTTTGTCGAAGGTACGGACTATTCATTGGTCGCTCAAAAATGCGCAACCAATAATCCGAAAAATCCGTATACTACTCGTACAGAGCACGTTATCACTCTGGACATGGCAAAGCACATTGCAATGATTCAGCGGACACCTGAGGGTATGGAGATTCGCCAGAAGCTGATTGACCTTGAGAAAAACGTGTCCGTCAACCAGTTCGCAGGGCTTTCTAAGGAACTGCAAGCAATCCTTGTGATTGACCAGCGCACCATGAAACAGGAGCAGCGTATTTCCGCTCTTGAGAATACTATGACCATCGACTACAACCAGCAGCGTGTGTTGAAGCGTGTCGTGAACACGGTGGTCATCAACGCTCTTGGCGGCATGGATAGCCCGGCCTACAAGAGCCGTAGCGTCTCTCAGAAGTTGTTCATGGAATGCAACCGGGACATTCAGGACTGGTTCAATGTAAACAGCAGAAATAACGTGCCGAAGAAGAGGTTTGATGAAGCTGTCGAGTACATCAAGAAGTGGAGACCGTGTGCGAACTCCGTTATGTTGGTTCAGGTCACGAACGGCCAGACCCAGATGCCCATGTGAAAGGAGAACAACTATGCTTACCGCAGATAAGATTCAGGATATGGGGGAATACCTCAACTACGCTTTCGAGACTATGCTGAAACTCTGGCGCACCGTTGACTACGGCGAGTGCGTCCACGAGCCTGTTATCGCTTGTGACGGAAAGGTTGTCGATAGCGGTCAGCTTTCCTTTGAACCGGACGAAAACGGCGAGATCGAGCCGGTTCTGCTCCGGGACAACAAGTGCATCATGCACGATGTGAAGTATTGGATGCCCTTGCCCAATGTTGAGTATCATCCCTATCACGCTGAAATCGTGAAGTAAACAGCCTATAAGAAAAGCCAGTGGTTAGAGAACATCTAGCCGCTGGCTTTTTGTGTTATGTGATTATTCCTCTACAAGGTCTGCGTACTTGACTTCAATGCGGGGCAGTTCATCGGTAGTGCTGGTCAATGCTCTGGTGATTTTTTCAAGCCCGGTGAACTCACCATAGACGGTGATAATGTCATCGTCCAGAATCTTCACAGCATCGCCACCGCGTTTATCCAGCATATAATACTCGTCATCGGCATAGAATCCGTATCCGCTATTGTCCGTGTAAGTTCTCCATGCTTTTTCGCTGCCGGAGAAGTTTGCGTCAATAATCTGCGAGACCTTTACCTTGACAACAATCTTGGTTCCTTCATACTTTTCGGGATAACGACACAGCTCCTTATAGTCCACAGACTGGCACTCTGCCTTGTAATCGTCCTCGCTGATTTCAGGCACAACAGATGCAGCGGAAGAAGCGGTGGATGCACTTGCCTTAGTGGTGCTGCTGCTTGCAGAGCTGTCAGAGCCGCTACCAGAGCCACCAATGGCAGACAAGACAATCAAAACAATGATGGCGATGAACCACCAGCGCTTGTAGATAGGCGGCTTATTCTTACCGCCGCACTGAGGGCAGACCTTTGCACTTGCGGCAATCTCTGCGCCACAGTGTTTGCACGTTGTCATTTTACTTTTAGCCATTGCAGATTCCTCCCTTTCAAGGCTTGTAAGGCAAGTATAGCACAGAACACAGACCCTTTGTAGGGGTCTTTTTATTTTTTGGCGAGATTTTTGGAATCGGTGATGGGGGTGGGGGTGTTATGCGCAGAAAAGAGGGGGTGAGTAGGGAAAGAAAACGCCTTTTTTATTTTGGTCGGAGGAGACGGGACTCACCACCCCCACCCGGGCCTCTGGCCCAATTCCCCCCAGGCGGCCCCAGCGCACCCGGACAGACTGCACAGCACAGGCAGCAGCGCAGACCGTGCCAGAACCAGGGCGGGGCAAGTACCAGGGCAGACCATGCAAGGCACGACACACGCCCAAACGCTGGGCACGCTGCACCGTCCTGCACCCGACACTAGACCGCCCACGTCTGGCAGATTGTACCGGCGGCGGGTGCTGGAGGGCGTTGAACGTGTCCGATAAGGCACGCCCAAACGGACAAAATTATTGTAAACAAAAATATTTATTTTTTATGTGTAAACCTCTTGACAGAAGAAATAAAATTGTTTACAATATAGACAGTAAACAAACTTATTTACACCACCACAAAACAGGAGGCCAAAACTATGAAGGCAAAAAGAACCATACGGGACATTAAATTCCAGTATCCGACCATTATCCAAGTAAGCTATTGCGATGCACAGAATATGTTGTGCATGGACGACCCCGCCGCCTATACCGCTGGTATGTACGGATGGAACGCCGATATTTATTCTATCACTTCGGGCGTTGCGATCTGCACCGGGTACCGGCCTTTTGGCAACATCAAGCCCGATCGGGAGACGGTCAGCCGCTACGAAAAGCGGGCGCGGGAAATGCGCCGGGACTTGTGGAACGCTGAGGAGCTGGCGGCGCATCTGCACAGCTTGCAGATGGAATTTGTTCGGGAGGTGTGCAAAGTATGAACAAACTTGTTTTTGAAGTAAACAACGGCAGAAAGTTGGAACTTGTGCAGCGGGAGGACAACGGAACAACCCTTATTTGTTCGCTTGATGCACCGGACAACGAGGCATATATAAGCGCTGGCGACTTTGTGCAGCTGATTAACCTTTATCGCTACTGCAAGCGGTACGATATCAAGAACGATTGGATTAACCCAAACGGCAAAAATACGGAGGCGCAGTGAAATGATTACTTTAGACTTTACCCAGTGGGCCGCCCTCTGGTATGTGGGCGGCATGATCTCTGGCGCACTCGTTATGATCGCATTTCTCAATAGCTAATAAGGAGTAAAAACAATGAAATATCAAAAATATTTAGATTCTCTTTCCACCGAAAGAAAATATTGCTTGCTTGACCGTATGCGGATTGATTGCGAGTATTTTTTGGGATTCGGCGCACGGCATGAAAAATATTTGTGGGCAGGAAACGTAAAAGAGCAAATCGAAAGTATGCTTTACTTGTATGACAGCATCAAGCAAAAGCCGGAATGGCTAACGCGTGAACAGATTTTGAATTACAAAAAGCTAATGGAGGGCTAAAAAAATGACGACGTTTGAAGAAAAAGTGAATGCATACCGCGAAAACAAGCGGCTCATTGAAGAGCTTGAAGCAATGAATGATGCTGTAAAGGCTGAAATAATCGACATGATGCACGGCGCGCCGGAAATGGTGCAGGGCACAGCAAAGGCCATTTATAAGGACGTGCAAAGTGTCCGGCTCGATAGCAAGCTTTTACAGGCAGTGCACCCGGATATTTACGCCGAGTGCAGCAAAAAAACCGTTTACAAGCGTTTTAGTGTGGTATAAGGGGGTTATAACATGATTATGCAAGTCCGTTTTGCAGGCATCGACCTGCCTTATACGTCCCATAACAACACAGTGCCGCACATTCTGCAAGAGTATAGACAAATAGAGCCAAATCTTGCACATGATGCCGTTGTAACGTTCACGGCTGCCAATGGCTGCACAGTCAGACAAGACGCGGTGCGCAACTGGTACGTTTACACGGACAGCGCCCACACTCCTAAAAAGTATAGTTATCTTGCGTCTGCGCTCAAATGTGCGGCCGTTGGGGGGTGCAAGCTGTGATCCTGTCTTGTGTTCTGTTTTTCTTTTGGTTTTTCTCTGCGCTGTTCAAAGCGTCGAAATAACGTAACATCACATATTTTTAGGAGGGCTATATTATGACTACTAACAACGGATATGACGCAATGACCGGGCTGTATATCACCCGATACTATGCACGCAAGGCTTGCCCCGGTGATTGCGTTGCTGTCAAGGTCTGCGGCGGTTATACCATCATGACCGCAGCAGATTATAACATCTGGCGCAAACAGCGTTGATAATACAGCACATTCAACCCCGCCCACACTGGCGGGGCTTTTCTTTTGCCTTGCATCTGCTGAGGGTGCAGGGCTTTTATTTTGCCCTGCTGCAATGCAGCCCCATACAAGCGTTTACAGAGCGTTTTGTGTTGTCCATGCAGTTATACCGCCCACGCCGTAAAACAACGCACATGGCTTTACAGGCGCTTTTCCTGCTATTTGCCTTGTTTTGCCGCCGTTGTGTGGCGGGTGCATCCGCCTATACCGCACCACCTGCGCCACGTTGGAGCGTATCACAACGCCGCAGCACCTCCAGCACATACAAGACACCAGCGCCACGCCAGACGCTGTACAGCTCAGCACAACCGCCCTATTATAATAAGGTATATAAGAGGAGCTCAGACCATGCCAGCCCGGCGCATCTGCTGAGGGGTCAGCGTCTCCACCTGTACAGGGTCAGCCCGGCGGGGCAGTCCAGCGGCAGGGGCGCGGAACTATTGACGGCTACCGCCGCAGCTCTTTTCGGGCTTTCGCCCGATAGCCAATAAGGGCGAGCAATAGTCGTAGCGTTCCGGCTGGAATAGTCGTAACCAATAGTCTTGGTATAGTCGTAAAGTCGTCAGATGACTAGCTTTTGAAAGTCCTATATATCGTATAGTAACAAACAGTTCGCTGATAGTCGTAGAGTAATAGTCGTATCGTTTTCTAGCGAATCATCGTCAAATAGTCGTGTATTTTTTGTGTGAAATAGTCGTTTGCCTTTTAAGGAAAGAGAGGTGCGATAGTCGCTAAGTCGTCCGACACCCCCAAAATCAATAGATGTCAAGACACCTGTCAATTTTAATCCAAATCACATTACCTCAAAATCTTTAATCATCGTACCTATTATAATAGTCGCAGACAATTACTCAATCTTTTTAACTATTATTCTACTAGAATAGTCGTACCATCCGATTCTGTTCGTTCTTCTCCTATTTAATTACCGACAACTACAATCATATCATACAAACAAACTATGATTACTTATTCGGCAATACCTCAATACTTTTAACTATCAAATAAGACTATCCGGCTGGTCAGTTGCTTTCAGCTTTCAGTTAACCGCTCATACAGTTATGCAACATTTCTACATATCCAGCCGACTACGAAATAAAGTCAATTCTCCATGTGAAATAGTCGTAGACCATCAACCAGTCTGAACCCCACGCCAGTTCTCGCCTACGGTCTGCTCTGCTGGCTAACGGTATAGTTTTGGAGATAGAGGGTTGTAGGGGGAAAGAACCTTTACAGGCGATTGAACTCTGGCTCACTGTACTGCTGCTTCTCCTGTTCCTTGTCAATCCACATATCAGCAAAGGCCTTCCAGTTTGTTATAGGCTTTCCGGTCTTGGTCATCCAGCCTGTCCCCTCATAGTAGTTCATGAACCTGCTGGCAAGCCTATTCTCACATCCAGCATCCAAAAAATACTCGCTCACATCCTCGAAGTCCGGCGCGGTGGCGTTCCCATCGGGCGGGTCGCCCGCTTTCTTAATAACTTTTTTTCTTTTCTTTTCTTCTATATTAAGGAGGTGAATGATTGTTCCCCTCACAGGTGAAGCATCGTTCCCCTCAGAGGTGAATGATTGTTCCCCTCCCTTTTCGCTCTTTGACGATTCTTCCGGCACTTTGACGTATATTTTATCGGGCTTGTTCTTTCCTTCACGCTTGCGCTCGATCAACCCGGCTTCTTCCAGCTCTTTCAAAGACTTCTTGACCCATCGTTCCGTGAATCCAGTATCGGCAGCAAGGTCTTTGATGGGATACACGATGTATACTCGCCCTAGTTGGTCAGCAAATTTTCCGCTTTTGCTTGCCCTCTGTGACGACCTTGCACGATTGAACAGGTAAATGTAAACAATTTTCTCCGTTGGGCTAACGCCAATAGTCGAGAGGAATCGAGGGTAGACCATGTACCCATTGACCTTTGTATCGGCTGTCATGTATTCCATTTTCTTCTACTGCAATAGTCGTATACTTCTACAATGCTCTCACAGCCACGTAGAGCCGTGCCAGAGCCGCTTTCTGTATTTGACCGATAAGTTTGCCGTCTGACGCTAAAAGCGTTTGTAGGGCTTCTGTGTGCGTATATGCAAAAGGCTACCATTGCTGACAGCCCATGTGATTTTATAATTGGGTTTGAATGTAATAGAGTGCATTGTAAGAGCCATTCACCCGATAATAGTCTTTTAGATACTCGCTAATATAAGCGCCGAGTGGCTTCCATTCATCATCCGGCTGTTTTACAATTTTGGCTTGCCACCACTGGATAGCCCACCGGGATTCTTTTTCGGCCTTTCTGGCAGACCATCCATGCGCCATCATCAATTTCTTAAAACGCTTTCTAGTCACAGTGCTTCTCCTTTCAATCCATCCAAGTGTACTCTTGGAACCGTTGAATCTGCTTGTTAAACGTGATGGGAAGGTCGCCTATCTCGCCTTCCTTGTTCTTGCTTAGCCGGAACAGATACTTGTCGGGGTTGTCGCCGGACAGAAGAATGATTGCATCTGCGTCCTGTTCAATCTGTCCGCTCTCTCGCAAGTCGGAGTTAGTAGGCGTTGCTCCGGGCTTGGATGGGTTTCGATTGAGCTGTGCCAGTGCCACCACGACAATGCCTGTGGTCTGCGCCAGTTCGTGTAAGGCAATGGATATGGCCGTAATGGCGGCATATCTGTCCTTTGCGCCTGTTTCGTGGATGAGTTGAAGATAGTCTACGAAGATGATCTGAGCCTTTTTACGGAGAGCCTGAGCCTTCATCCACGCCACGTTCTTTCCGGCAGCGGAGCGGATATATAATGGCATCTTCATGTTTTTTGCCTGTCCGTCAATCTCATTCAAGCTGACCGCCTTATTTTTCACCGTGTCCAGAGGGCAGTATATTTGATTAGCCATCAGACGTGCGCCCAACTTGCGTTTGCTGGTTTCTAGGCTGAAATAGTACACGGTGTAGTCCTGCTTTGCCATGCTTGCTGCTATTTGCAAGGACAGGGCTGTCTTGCCCGCAGACGGTCTGCCGCCGATGATAATGAAATCGCCCGGTGAGATGTGCAGCGCTTCATCCAGACGCTCTAGGCCTGTCTTGATATACACAGGCTTCTCGTCCATGTGAAGCACATAGTCGTTCAACACATCCTCGTATGTCCACGCATCTTCTTCTTCAGCTTTCAGGCTCATCGCCTCGCCCATCTGCTGGTAGATGTCTGATAGATCAGAATAGTCAGTGAGCTCGCTGGTCATCTGAAATGCCAGACCTTGCACACGAGTGAGTGCAGCTTGTTCTCTGATAAGCTGTGCCCAACGTTGCATCTGCTCCCTGTCAATTCGTACACACTCTGATTCACAGGTTTGTACACACGCCAAGAGCGTCTGCGCTACGTCTGGATGCTGCGTGTTTATCTCGACTATATCTATCTTACCCCTAGCCGTCCAATAGCCCTGAACAGCCGCAAAAGCGTCTCTCAGCTCAGGTCTGAACAAGTCAAGTTCAAGGTCTGGTATGATTTCATCCACAACGCCCGGCTTGCAGAGCATCAGCGCACCGATAAATACCGTTTGAACGTCCATTGTCATAGTCTAGGAAACTCCATCTCCGTACTTTGCTCGTACTGGTCATCCTGTTTTAATGCGTAAATGTCCTGCCATCCAGCATAGATGCTCTGGTCGAGAATGGCTTTCCAGTCATGCCGATCAAACTTTTCCAGCTTGTTGCAGAGCATCTGTTTCGCCCGGTCTGTCATAGGCTTTTTGATTCTTGTACGCATCTGTGCGAACTCTCGTAGGGATTCCAACAGGGCTTTATCGCCATGAGCAAAGTCGGAGAAGATGTCAGGTTTCTTCTTGACTGCACTCTCCGGCAAAGTTTTGACGTTCATCTGACTGTCAGTTGATACAATTGGATCATTGTCATCTGACTTTGAACTCATAGATGAGCTGACCTTCATCTCATTTATGACATGAGGATGAGCTGACTTTCGTGCAGACCATCCTTTTGACGCAATATCGCTTCTTTTACGCTCTTCATCGAGCAGATGCTTAATCAAAATGAAACAAGATTCTGCTTTTTTTGAGTTCAAAGTTGCGTCTTTTTCTTCAAAAACATATGCACAGATTGCATCGTAAAGTTCCAATTTCTCTTTACTTTTGAGTGTGGAGATGGCTTCAAAGTAGTATCGCTGAAATGTAAAGCTGTCTCGTTTTTTGTCCATACCTATCCCCCATTAAAACAGGCACTCAGCGTCAGGTTCACGCAGCCATCCTTCGCCCGGAATGTTGACTATCTCATAATACTGCCGTGCAACATAGATTGTTTTCTGCCCATCCTCAGCAATCAGACCGACAATCAGATAGTTACCAGCCGCCATAAAGAACCAAGGGTTGCTCTTGTAGGTCTCGCCCTTCATCCAGTTCTTCATCCTGTTTACGGCTTTTTCAATGTCCTTGTCAGGGCAGTCTGGGTTGTCATATGCAAAGAAATCCTCAAGAAATTTAAGCTTTTTCACTTTCTAAATCCCTCTCTCGTTCTCATAATTCGTTTGCAAACTTCATGTAGCTTTGCGCCTTTACGGTATACAGGTCGATTGTGCTTTCGCTTGATATAACCGCACTGCGTTTCGGACTGTTTGACAGCATTTGCAAAATGTTCAGCTGATGCAGCACATCGGTTCATCGCTTCTGTTAATGCTTCAAATCCATCCATATTTAGTCCTCCGGCATATTGGGTGCAAACATCCAATGTGTGATTTTGAAATCCTCGTCCGTTTGGATTGACTCGTCATACTCATCACGCCACGCATATTCATACATAGGGTCGTAATATCCGAAACGAATATCCTTTTCTGTCCAGTCTTCATTAACATCTCCATCTTCATCTCTGAACTGACGTTCTGTCGCTAAAATCAAGAGCGGAGAACCAGCTGGCGGCAGCTCGTTTCGCACGGAATGCCATACATGCTTGTCCATATCCATTACCTCACACCATCGGAAACGCCATCCAATGCGTCACCGTCACATCTTTCGGCAGTCTCTCGCCTATCTCATCCCAGAACTGACCGTCTGCGTAACAGCCAAGAAAGTACGCTGTCGGCGAGATTCCTTGCAACATTTCTCCATCTTTATCACGCCACGTTGTCTTAGTCGCAAGCAACAAAGGCTGCGTCCGCTCTCGTGGCGGTTCGCTTGCAGGATGCCAAAGCGTGTTATTCATAACCTGTTCTCCATCAAAGAACCACAGTTCGGGCAGTAGTTGTAGCGGTCTCGGTTGTTTCTCGCATGGCAATTACTGCACATGAACTTCGTCTTATCTTCGTCTTGCGCAATCCATTCAGCGGTACGCTCTAAGGCTGTCGGCGCATCTTCCACAACGTCAATGGCATCGCCAATACCGCAAGCACGGCATCTAACGCCGTTGTAGTTCTCACAGCCATCGCAATAAGCTTTCTGGATTCTTTCAATAAGTGCGTTTCGTTCAAGGTATTCTGGATAATTAGCCATTGTCTTTCACCTCGATTGTTGGCGCATTTTCAATAGCTGTTATTACGTCTCCGAGCACATCGAACATTAAGGCGTTGAATGTGTAATCAACTTCATCCACGCTTACATACTTCATCTGCTTATCAGAAAAATAAAGTTTGAGTGCATTTGCATCAATCAGTCTGGCTCTCATTGCCCGTCCTCCCTTCAAATCGTGTTATCCACACTTATAACCGTAAACGCTAAAGATGATTGCAAACCCAACGAGAAAGAAAAGAACATTGACTGCTACAACCGCAATGGCTTTCAAGATTACGTTGTCTATGTATTTGTCCAAAATTCTAAGAACTATATATTTTTCGAGCAAATAAATCGGAAAAACGAAAACAAAACCAATCATTGTCGTCAAAACAAAACCGAGTACAATTTCAAACAAAGACATTTTTCTTTCTCCTTTCAATCTCCATCCCACACGCCGTCAGGGCGCATCTTTGCAAATGCAAGCAAACCGTACAAGGCGCGTTTGGCGTTGCCCTCTGTGGCGTGCCAGTAGTCGCTATCGTCCACATCGTCGCTTAGTGCAGAAATAGCCTTTTCAAGCATCGGGATGCTCTCTGCGCCTGTTTTGCCATAGATGGATCGGATGCCATTGCTACCAAACACATCATCACGACGAAAGTGCTTTCCATAATTATAGGTGATATTAAGCCACAGTTCCTTTGTTCCTCCAATAGAATGAGTGCCACCAGCAACAAAGTGCGTATCATCCACTTCAAGCGTTTCATGCGTTACAGGGTCGCACAGCGAAATATCATAGCTCATCTTTCTTCTCCCATTCCTTGCATCCACGTTCGTCCCACACGAAGTCTGCAACGTGTTCTGACTGGTCGTTCACGCACACGTCCTCCGGCTCTGCGTACCATTTGCAAGAGCCACAGGACGGTTCAGATTTGTTCTCACAGGATTCTGCCGTGCATCGGATAGCCTTGCCAGCGGAGAACTGCTTGATGCCCATGCAAGAGCAATGTTCGTTAGTGCAGTAAATGTCCATTATCTCTGTCCTCTCTTTCCCCTGTTGAACCGCCCGATCACTCGCTTATACTCTGCATAGCACTCCGGGCAAAGGTCGCCTGTGTCTCTGCGCCACGCCCAGTCCTTGAAGTATTCGTCAGGGTTCATCATCCTGCCGCCAAGAACTGCTCCGCAGCGGTCACACACTCGCTTGTGGTAGATTCCTCTATCAGTTTGCATTAGTTGCTCCTTTTGCCAAATTTCTTCTGCATCTTAGCCCTCAATGCTTCGATACGCTCCTTATCGTCAGTGATAATCTCATACTTGTCTCCAGACCAGCCAAGCGGAACATCTTCCGTGTATTCGATATAGATTTTTTCCGGGTGCGTAGGCGGCTCATAGGGAAACGTCACGTTTTTGCGAAAGCGGCTACTTGCAAACCACGTAAAACCACCGTTGTCAGAATAAGCGATTGCGTCAATGTCATATACTTCAATCGTGTTACCTTGTGCATCAGTGGTCTTGAACACGCTTGAGCATCGTTTGTTTTGGAAGCATCCTTGTCCCATTTTGTCCGACACTTCTGTCCATTCATCATCTTCGCCCGTCAGCGGCGTGAGTGGCTTGAACCGTAAAAGACGTTCAAGAACGGACATTACGTATCCAGCAGAGATTTCACCGTGTCCTTGACTTGCAAAAAGTTCAACAATGTCAAGGACGTTCTTGTTGATTGCATCCTGCAACCCGTCTCCGTCTTTCGTAATACGTGCAAGTTCTGATTTTGCATATTCTACGGAACTGCTCATTTTATTTTTCCTCCCCAACATCCTTAAATAGGATTTCTTTGTTGGCTTTCCAGTCTTTGATTTTGCACGGAATGTCCGTGCCGGGCACGGTCTTTTTCAGCCCATCCATCTGCCAGACGTTCCATGAGATGGTATCCGCGATGCAATCAAGAAAAATTGGCATGAAGCCGATTTCTAGCTTTTCAGCATCAAACCGATACCTGAAATTTTCAATCAGTGTTAGGAACAGGTTGCACCTTGCCAGCAAGAGATTGTCTCCCTGCCACTCATAGCCGTATGTCGACGCGTAGGCATTGATTGCCCAGCACATCCACATATCATAATCATGGAACTGCTCTGCCAGAACATTCAGCTTTCTATCTAGCAGACCGATTCTGTCCGGCACGGCAATCATCTGCCCCGTTGTGGTGTCGTATCGACTTGTCAGGAACGGTGCTTCTCCACAGGTGACTTCAAGGCAAGTCTTGTTAATGTACTCCTTCCAATCCTCGCCCTTCAGGTCGTTTTCGGCAACGTCTGCCATCTTCTTGCAAACCCAAGTCGGCGTGAACACCTCTGCTTTCTCGCTGGTTCGCTTCTTTTGGTCTGCCAGCCGTTTCTGCACACGAGGGACAAGCTGAACTTTGTCCAACTGTTCCAGTGTGATTTCATCCGCAAAGCCTGCGCCCAGTTCAGGCGGTGGCTCTGTTGCCCAGATGATGTTCTTGCCTGTCGTGTGGTCTTGCAAGAGGACAGGCAGGAACGTGCGTAGGCATGGGTCGGAGAAGCCAATCAACGGGGTCATGGGCGTATCCATTGGGGTTGTTTCATTCTTTGGTTTCTTTCCCATTCCATTTCTCTCCAAAAAACATTTATGCGCTTTTTCTGTTCGATTTGTGATAACCGAAAGCCCTCTGATTGCCTACATTTTGTGATGCCAACAATTCGGCTTGCATAGTGCTTCGGACAACAACGCTTGCCGGGAATTGGCGGTTCATCGCAATAGGCGCAAGTGCCAGATGTTCTTCTGTATTCCTTGCTGTTTCTCGCTCTCTTTTGAGCATCCTTTGTTCGGCACTCGATACAAGAACGATAGCCTTTTGACATTGGACGTTTCAGGCAAATGGTGCAAATCCCTTTCGCGGCCAGCCTTTTACGCTTTTCACGTTGCCGTTCATTGCGTTTTTGCAGATACACAGCTTTCGTTTCACCCGAAAGACTTTCGTATGCTTGCGTGTGCCTTTCGAGGTCTTTTGACAAACACTCTGCACATGATACTCTGCCCGGCATTGCATCGTTCTGACCGCAATGGATGCAGATGTGATGTTCTTTATACATCTGCCGTAACGCTTTGCTACTCATTTCACTATTACATGCTCCGTCGCGTAATCGCCATAACAGTTGCACTTAAGCCATTTGTATTTTGACGAACCTTCCGCAAAATCGAACTTCCATTTTTGGATTCTTTTGATACGTCCACAAACCGTACATCGGACTTTGATTATTCGTTTGTCTTTGTAAGGCTCAAAGGATATTTTGGTGAGTTCGCATACAAGTTTTCCGTCTTCCGTAAAAAGAAATCCGTTCATTCCTCTTTTACCTCTCTGTACTCCACGTCAATCCCCTTAGGCAAAGCCGTCTGGTACTTCTGAGCCAATTGCTCTGCGCTCTGGGCATCACCCAACGGCTGTTCAGGCGGTGCAACGGTGACTTCTACGTTGTCACGCATACCAAAGTAGTTCTTGGCTCGGAAAATCCACTCTGCCGGGTTCTCCTGACCGTACATACCGTTGTACGCCCACATGGACTGCATTTGCAGAATCAGCTTTAGGATGTACTTCTGCTGCAAGCTGTCGTCACGGCGCTTGCCCGCCATAATCTGCTTCAGGCTCACCCATTCGATGCCCAACACCAGTGCAATCCATTCCACCACAGGGGAGATTCTGGCTTCGATGCAAGCATCAAAGAAGAAGTCAAGACGTTGCTGTACTTCAATCGGATTGTTCATGTCCACGCTCGGAAGATCGCCAAAATACTTGGCTGCAATCATGCCGATGACTTTCTTGTCTTCTTCGTCACCGATTCTCGACTGCAAATCGCCCGTATTCAGCATTTTAGACCTCGTGATTGCTAACTCCTGTTGTTCTTTCACCTTTTTACTCACCTGTGAGCGGATAGATTTCCGCTTGTTAAGCATCTGTTGTTTCTTCTTCTCTCGCTCTTTCTCGCGCTTCGCAGCGGCTTCTTCTTTCGCCTTTTGCGCCCGCTTCTCACGCTTTTTCTTTTCGGCTTCGGTCAGCGGCGGTCTGCCACGACCACGCTTCGGAGGTGTTGCCATGTATCAGACCTCCTTTGGCGGTTCAGGAAGCGGCATCCAATGGGTGACATTTTCAAAAGACACACATTCCCTTGCTTCGCACCAATAGCCGCTAGAACAAAAAAATGCAACCCAAATTCCAGCCTTTTTATCGTAAGTGAGAACATAATCGCTCATGTAATCGTCCTTCGGAACGTCAGGAAGTCTATCTTCAACACTAATCCATTCGTTCACGTTCTCACCTCTTCATCTTCGTTTCGATGCTGTCCAGCTTCCGTGCAATCCACCAGACGGAACAACAGTTGTCCAACTGCCGCCACCAAGCGCACTTTTCTTTTTCGCATACGCACCGACCAAGCGGATTGCTGGCCATCTTCATCGGGCAGTAAAGTTCGTTGTCCATCATTTCCACCCCATCACAACAGCCGTACAAGCGGCCAGACACACGTTGACGAACAGCCATACAAGCATTGCCTGACGTTCTTCAAACAGGTTGTCTACCATGCCTTTGATTGTCCGTTCGGACTGAACTACCACCGCCAGCAGGACTAGGCAGACCAGCCAGCGAGTTGCAAATTCAAACATTGTTATCCTCCATCAAATCGTCCATGCTCAACTGACCGGGAAGAACGCCATCTTCCATCCACCAGTGGAACATTTCTTCGCCAGTGGTGATGTTCGCCCAAACAGAACTGTTGTCAAGCCCCTTTTCCCTTCTGGCTTCAAGCATTTTGTCAAACGCACGGATGTACATTTGTTCGTATTTTGGATACATCAAGAACTGTTTTTTTCTAATTTTCGGAGTAGCCATTGTGCATCCGATGCAGCCAACACGTTTAAGACCTTTGCAATAAAGAGGATTGCACGGTAGCTTTTCTGCATTGATGTAATCCCAGATTTCGCAGTCAGACCAATCAATAATCGGATTGACGGTCATTGCGCCTTTTGTATTGCATGTTTCAAACAGTTGCCGTTTTTCATCGTTGTCGTTCATCAAAATAATTCGTTTCTTTGGGTCTTTATTTAAGACTTCCATCACTCCACGACTTTTTCTCCTTGTTGATTCTGCCCAGCGAACGCCTGTGGCAACAAATCGATTCTTTCCCGTGTTCTCTTTGAGAACTGCACAGCAATATCTAACCAGTCGCATAGGCGGCATCAGCTTTTGCGGAATCAGCGTCCACATGGACACGGGCTTGTCCTTGTAGCGTGGCATAACAATGGAGCATTTGATTCCACGTTCTTCCATCGCCTTGAACTGCTCACGGATGAAATAGACCGTCTCCGGCGCATCTGCTGTGGTATGGCTGTTGACCACCTCAAAGTTGATTCCTGCGCGTTCAGCCAGAGCCACAAGAACCTGTGAATCCTTGCCGCCAGAGTATGTGACCATGAGCGGTTTCTTGTACCGATGCTCGGATAGCCGTGCAGCGTCCTGCAACCGTGCGATAGCAAGCTGTTCCTTATCCATTGTTACCTCCATCTAACATCCTCTATGATGTTTGGATTTTCGTGCGATTGAAACTCATATAGACTGCATATGGTTTTCCTTCCACAAATCGGACAAATAGGAGTTTTCCCATTATCTGCCATCGCAGTTGCAACGCGTGCATCACACACAGAAATGGCAGTATTGCAGAAGTAACAAGTGAACGTTGCTCTTTTAATACGGCAATACTTTGAATTTATTGAAGTGATTTCCGAAATAGCTTCTACCGAAAATATTGCCATTAGCTCCACCTTTCTCTCAACTCTTTTTCGACCTGCTCTGATTTTGCTGTGATATAATCTGCAAACTCGTCAGGTGTCATGTCCTCTTCTTTGAATTTGCCGACCATCTCCCAGTACCTGTCACCAATGCGGATAAGCTTCTGCACCTGTTCATCGGTCAGGTCTGCATCGCACCGAAGGTTCTGAATCAGTGCGCCCCATGTGGCGGCGATGCCATCCAGAGCCATGCGGAATCCGTACAACTGGTTCTGCCGTGCGATTTTGCGGAGCTTGGTTGGCTTGACCTGCTTTCCACACAGGGGGGCAGTTCCCGAATTTATTCATCTGACTGCTCACTTCTGTTCTCCTTTCAGCCAGTCGTTCAGCTTTGCCATGCAAGAAGGGCAAAGAGCAACAGGTTCCATATCACTTTGCTTGTACCAGTCAAGAGGAACATAACTGTGGTCAATCACAACTTTCTGTACTGCATTTCCGCATCCTTTCCATTGTTCGCTTGTTTCGGATGCTCCGATTGTCATGATATTGTCGTACCATATAAACGTATTGCCGCATCTATCGCATTTCATTGTCATGCTTGGCTTTCCTCCAATCTCTTTAGCAGTTCATCCACGTCATACCGCCAATGGACACGCATCCTTTTTGCCTTGACCTCTATCCCCTCTTGTTCTGCCCATTGCCAAGGGATGCTCTTGCGGCTCTCGTTGTAACGGAACGCCAGAACCTTGCTGGCGGGGATTGCAAAGGTGCGGTTGACCGCCCTGTAATTGACTATCACATGGGCGGTCTGACCGCTGTACCCCATAGCATCCACCATGTCAGTAATGTGCTTTTCCTTGCGGTATTTACACTTTGCCTTGTCGTACTTGCCGAACACTTTTTCCAGAGGGATAGAGGGCGTTTCGATGGTTTTCAGTTCAAACAAGTGGTTCATTGGGCATCGGTACACTAGGAAGTCGCAGATGTTGTCGATGGAAAAAGACAGGTTCTCGTTGCCGCCGTAGTAGGTGGCAGCGCTGTCTTTCAGGCGGTAGCACCACGCATCGGATGGGACGGACGCTTTGAAGTCTGCTTCAAACTGCTTGCCGGTGTTCATGCGTTGTCTCCCGGAAATGTAGGAATTGGCATCCAATACTTCACTACACCACGTTTGTCCTCTTCATCCCACTTGCCGTTCTTAAACTCTCTTGTTGAAACGCAACCATCCCAATTCCAAAATTTGTAAGCAACGAAATATATTCCATCTTTTGTTGGCGGTGAATCTTTTGCGCTAATCCATTTCTGTTTCGGCGTTACTGTTGGTAATTCATTCAAATGATTTAGTTCGCTTTTCCATGCTTCTAAAGACGGAAATCGGATTCCTACCTCATCCTGTTTTGCAAGGTTAATAAGCCCGGCTAGGTATTTTTCCAGCGGTTCAACATCAACAAGTCTGCTCATCCTCGTTCACCTCTAAATTCACGGAATATGGGTTTCCTTTTCAGCAGGTTCTTCCATTTCTTTCATAATCCGCTTGTGTTCTTCGATTGTCATGTTGTTCGGGAAGAAATACCTGTCAACCATTTCAAACGGCTTAATATAATGGTCAAGAACATCTCGTGCTTCTTTTCGTGCCTTTTCAGCACACATCTCGATATATTCTTCTTCGGTCATGTTGTAATCGGTGACACAATCGACCACCGAAGAAAACCGACACAGCAAACCGTTAGGCTGTCTTGCAATAAAAGCTCCCATTTATCGTTCACCTCTAAATTCACTTCCGAGAAACCGTTTCTTGCCACGTTCCCGGTGCTTGTCCTCATAATCACGGTGGTACACGCTCTGGCTGTGGTTCAGCTCATACACGAATGCCTTGCGTTCCTCGAAGTCTTTCTTCTCTGCCTTGTACTTTTCGCAAGTGTCGTGGCAGGCTTGGTGGCGTGATGTGCAGTTGAGACAACAGGTAATCATTCTTCGCCAAATCTCCTTTTTGTTACAGCCATCGGGAACTCTTCGATTTCACTTGCCCAGCGTGCAGTACCCTCGCCGTAGGATTTTTGCCATACCAAAGGGAAACCGCCTATGCCATCGAACAGGCTACCCAGAGTTGGCTTTTCTTTCAGGTAAGGGCGCATCCTCTGCATCAACCAGAACCACTGCGGCAGGGCTATTGAGTTTCCAAGAGCCTTGTACCGTGGGCTGTCAGCGTACTTGTGTTTCTTGCCCTTACTGTCTGTCCAATCACCAATGTCCGTCCATCCGCTCGGAAAACCCTGTAACCGTTCGCATTCAACAGGCGTCAGACGGCGAACAATCCAACGGATTGTTTTCTCTGCAATCAGACACTCGCTACCATTGCCGATGTTCCCCGCTTTCGCTTTCAAGGTTGAGCATTTGTCGCTTTCCTCATTTCTTTTATGATTCGAACCGCTTCCATGAACAACCCGGAGCGTTCTCCAGCAAGTCCAGCCCTGCATCCAGCAATGGACAAATCCTGACACGGGCTTCCGAACGTGATGCAATCCACAGGCTCTATCTGGTCTCCGTGAATCTTTGTGATGTCGCCCAAGTGCTTCATTTTTCCAAACGCCCGTCCAGCCAGATAGCGCAGCTCTTATATAAGGTAGGCGGTTCGCCTTTTGTCCCGGTAGCGTAACCGTTAGTTAAAAGGGAGATCAGAACTGTCGTCAATCACAGAGAAGTCATCTGCGTTGCCCTGAGAGTAGTTTTGCTGTGCATCTTGCGCCCGATCGGCGGGCTTGCTGTCAGACTTGCCACCGCAGAAGTCAACCTTGTTTGCCATGATTTCCGTTGCGGTGCGGTTGTTCCCCTGCTTGTCGGTATACTTCCGGGTCTGGATGCTACCAGTCACCAAAATCAGGTTGCCCTTCTGGAACCACTTGGAAACGAACAGTGCCGTATTACCAAATGCGGTGCAGTTGAAGAAGTCGGTTTCCTTCTGACCGCCACTCTGACGGTCGCAAGCAATGCTGAACGTGCAAACATCCTTGCCAGACTTCGTGACCTTAGCTTCTGGCGTGTGAACCAGACGCCCCTGAATTGCGATAGAATTGAGCATTGTTTAGCCCTCCTTCGGCTGTTTCTGAGCACATTCCCAGCATAAGACACGCCCAAAGCGTTTCTTTGTGCTTCTTGCAGTTTCCAGCGGTGATACAGTTCGATTGTTGTACTGAACAGACTGCAACTGTTTTCCACAGCAAGCGCACGGGGGAATATTTTCTGTCTCCGCTTGCTTTTGCACAGGCTTGCTTGCCCTGCTTGTAGTCTGCTTCTGGTACTCGTCCGTGTCAGCGTCCTTCGTATCGTCAATGCAGAACAAACCGTTCAGAGCGTACTTTCTAGCGTAGCTGCTTGCAGTGCCGGTAATCTGCGAATCGTCCATGCCCTTCTTAAACTCAGGCTCACGAGCGTATGCAGTCACTGTGTAGGTGGCACCATCCTGCGATTCAACTGTTGCAGTGGCTTCGATGTAGTGCCAACTGTCAACGATAACAGGCTTGTCGGAAAGCCGTAGCACAAGGCTATGCGCTTTCAAGATGGGCTTGACCGCTTCGAGAATGTCCTCGCACGAGCGGTACTTGTAGCCGCCAAATTTGTTCATCTGCCCCTTCGGGGCTTTCAGCTCTGACTGAACAGCCATCAGAGCTTCATGGATTTTGCTGTTGTCCATCAATTATTTTCCTTCCTCGCTTCTTTTCTCGCTTTACGGCAAGCCGGGCAACGCTTAGGCAATGCCATGTTATGCGATTCAAAGAAAATGCGTTCTGCACGGGTGATTTCAAAAGGCTTTCCGCAATCACGGCAAATTTTCTGAACGCTCGTGTCCCAGTCCCAGGAAGCTCTTCTTGCGGCATCTTCGACAGCAAACGCTTCCTCGATTCCGTCATAAGGTCTCCTGACAAGCATATGCTGCGGTGCATGACCGTTTCTGCGAAGCGTTTCCTCCAAATTGTCCCTTTTGCAACTTGTGCAAAGAGTTTCTGTGCTGTTCGGGAACACTGAAAAAGGCTTATTGCACTTTTCGCAGTGCTTAATTTCTTTCTTGTATTTGCTCATTTTCTTTCCTTTCTTCGGCTTCATTAGGCTTCATTGTTTTTACTTTGGCTTAATACGGCTGTACAGAAATCAACCAGCCATCAGTTCTGCCAACTGTGCACGGAGGTCTTTCAACTCCGCTTCCCTGTCCTCGATTTCAGACTGCAAGTCCTCGATTTCAGCCAGACGGTCTGCTTCTTTGGCTTCTGCCATCTGCTCGTTGGTCATAAAATACACGCCGTCCTCCGGCTCGGTCACACCACCGAATCTGTCAAGGTTAATCATCTTTTGGTCGCCCTCTCTTACGTTCCTCTTTGATTTGCAGTGCACTGTACCACTGGTCTTTGTCAATTTCGATAGTAGACCACCGATGGTTACAAACAAGACACTTTTTTCTGCGAACGATGCTGTCGTGGTCAGACCGGCTGTCAACCGTTGTAATGTTGTCACTACCGCACATCGGGCATTTCATCGTGCATCCCTCCACTCGTTGGTGTGGTGGGCTACCCGCTTGATTTTGCGGCATTCTTGCTCGCTGCGTTCGTCTTCCTCGGCGCTGACTGCCAGTGCGCACAGGACAATGGCCGTTGCGAGAAGCCCGCAGGACACAATCACCCAGCCAAGCATCTGCGCTGTGGTCTGGCATCCTTGAATCGCATCACCGCAGCCAACTGCTGTGATTGCCGCAACCAGACCGATCACGGACAGCGTCGTCCCTTTCAATGTTTTCATCGGCTCTCCTTTTTGTTTCCAAAATTAAAAATCCATCCAGTTGCCATTACGACAGCTGCCACGATGATTCCCCATGTGCTTTTTGCGCCGACCAGCAATTCAACGAGGTGCACAAGCCACAGGTTCAAAAGGAATGCTGCCAACACTACTGCAAGAGCAGCGCTCCACATCAGAATAATTTCTATAAGTGCTTTCATTTCTATCCCCTTTCGTTTATTTTTCGCCATTGCAGAACACGTCTATGCCATGCTTTTCCGCTGCAACACCTATCTACGCAATTCCTTTGCCCAGCACGTCTGGTCGCTGCAATTCCTTCGCTATGTTCTGTGCTGCCTTTCCTTTGCTTATCAATTCCACTCATTGCATCTCTTAGCCTTTGCGATGCACCGCCTCTCAACGCCCCCGCTGCTCACGTCGATGCTTCGCCTTGCCGTTGCTTATCAAAGCTACGCCTTGCATCCATAGCCATTGCTTTTCCCAGCTTTTCCTTGCCATTCCATTGCTCGTCTGAGCCTTACTTCGCCATGCCATTGCCGCGCCTCGCCCATCGTCTCAATGCTATGCCATTGCCGCTCAAGTCGCTTCGTCTCTAGGCATTTCCTTAGCATTTCTGAGCCAATCGTCACTATGCCGTTGCCGTGCCACGCCGAGCGCAGCATAGCCCCAACCTGCCATAGCGGTTAATTGAGGATTTCGTAGGTATAGCGGCCTTTGCCGCTGTTTCTCCACTGGCCGATGCCACGCAGAGCACCGTAGTCCAGCCATTCACGCACGACCTTCTCGTGAGAATCGTCCAGCAGCATGACCTCGAACTCGCAGGTCGAACCAGCTGGAATCTGCTCGCTGTTGGCAAGACTGACGCGCTCGCCCTGCGCGGTCTGTGCGCGAAGCGGGCGCTGGCACTCGGTAATCTCGCCGTTCACATGAATGGGAATCATGCGGGGCTGAATGAAAATCAGACCATCAATGACCTTCTTGTAGGCTGTCAGCTTGCCGGATTCGTTGACGGCTTTCTTCTTGCCGATTTCGGTCTTGCCACCGATACGCCCCAGCATACCGCAAGAATCCTTGAAGAAGCCCTTGATCTGATAGTCATACAGGATGGGTTCGCCGTTCTCATTGCGAGGGAACACGGTCATGCCCTTGTCTGCTACGGCATCAGCGCCCAGAGCTGCCACCTCATCCTCGATGGTGTTTGCATCAGGGGACTTGCTGGCGATGAACTCTCGCGCGATGTTCTGGTTGCTAGGCCAAGTGCCGAGAACCGCTTCGATGAATGTGATTCTGACTTTGATTTTTTTCATTTTTGTTCACTCTTTCTTTCTCGATGTGTCTTAGTCGGTCTTTCTCCCGGCTGTGCCAGCGGATTTCCAGCTGACCGTAATATTTACCGTTCATAGGTCAACTCCCCTGTTGCGAGCATCTGTGACACTTCGCCGTAATGCTTGCCCAGTTTGTCCGCAAGGGCTTGTACTTCTCCGATGGACGGAAACGTCTTTTCCGGTTTGCACGCTGCCTTCTTGCGCTTCCTGTCACGCTCTTTGTCAACCTCGCGCTTGCATTCTGAACAGTATTTTCTTGTCGGTCTGACCACGCCAAGATACAGGCCGCAACGCTCACAGTACTTAATCTCCATCCACTTCACTTGCCTTTCTTAAGGCTCTTTCATTGTGTTCAGAAAAACACTGGTCAAGAAACCGGATGAACTTTGCGATTTTTTCTGCATCTTCCGGTGTGCAACCATTTTCCACAAAGCGCCTTGTCGTCTGCTCACGCTTGAAATCCGAGTAGGTCTTGGCCGCAGCGTCAATGGCAAACTTGGCTTCTTCCGGGTATTCGAGGTCTACCTTTAAGGTGATAATCTGCTTCGTATCACTCATTTTCCCTCTCTTTCCTTCAATAGCTCTTCCAGAGCTTCTTTTACCTTAGCTTCCGCATTTTTAGGCTCACGCTTACCGTTCAGGATTTTTCCCAAGTATTCCGGTGCGCATCCCATTTTTGCAGCAAGCTCTCTGATTTCGATGCTGTTAACGTGAAGCGTTCCCACAACATCGCCTGTCCACTTAGGAAGCAAATTTTTTCTCCTTTCTTGTTCTAGTACTTGAACTTTTTGAAAGAATATGATAATATTATGGTGTCAAGCAAAAACATTATCGAACGTTCTTCTATTTGTTCAAAGTCTTTAATTTGTTCTACCGATTGAACCCGGTAGCCTTATTAAAGCACAAGTAGTAGAACTTTTCAAGTGTTTTTGTTCAAGTGATAGAACTTTGTCATCTTGTACAAACACTGGAGGTATGTTTTGTGTTTTTTGACAATTTCGTAAGGCTATGCGAACAAAAGGGAGTAAAGCCGTCTCGTGCTTTGACTGAAGCTGGCGTTCCGAAATCTGCTTATAGCTATTGGAGAACCGAAGCAAATACAGGAAACGATGCAAAGCCGACCAATCAAAATGCCGTTAAGCTAGCACAGTATTTCGATGTTACAGTTGACTACCTTCTTACTGGCAACCAAAAAGAAAATCCGCCCCAGCAGCCGCAAAGTGAAGTTGATGCAGCAGTGGAGCGGATTAGAAGAAAACTTGAATCTATGCCGAAGGAACAGCGTGAAGCTCTGATGAACCTGATCGAGAAGATGTAACGTTCATGCCCGGTAAAATAAAAGAACCCCTTGTGCCGGGCTGGTGTAGCTCTGCGCAAGGGGTTTTCTGTTATCCCAGGTCTAATGCTTGTTCAGCTGCCGGAATCTTCTCAGGATGTTCCAGAAGCCATGCAATAAATCGGTCAATCTTGGCTCTTTCCTGTTCACTCATTGTGGCATATCCTCCCGATCGGTAAGTACAGACGTTCATTCGATACGATTATACATCTTCTAGTTGTAAAGTCAATGTATTTTCAACAACTTTGTAAAAATCAAACGTTTTCTTCGCATCCATTACTTCACATCGGGGAAACCACGAGCGTTCAAGTCAAAAGGGACAGCGCCTATCCATCTTTCCTCCAATCACAGCTCTACGAGCTGTCCGTCAATGCGTTCGATGTTATCTGCCGGGTCGCGCCCATCGTCCAAGGCGGCTACGGCGCGTTCCAGAACGTTTTTTGCTTCTTCATAAGCAAACTTATCTGCATTGTTGTTTGCAAGGTTGTAGACCAGCTTTAAGGCGGTCTGGCGGGCATAGGGAATGAGCATGGTGTCAATCTGGTTCATACACTAACCCTCCCACGGTTTCGGCGTTTTGTTTTCGTTCGGTTCAGATGCGGGCATACCGTCAATGATAATCATGTTGTTACCTCCTGTTTTGATTATTTTTTCGATGGTACAGTTATAACACAGGCTGCTGTTGGTTCTCCATAGCAGCTTTTTCCATTTTTTGGCTTGTCGAACCCGGCAGTTTTGCCGGATTTTGTTGAAAGGGTGAGAATTTATGGATGAATATTTAGTAAGAACAGCCAAAGCATTAGAGATAGCTCGAATGCGTTCCGGCTTGAGCCAGCAGAAATTGGCGGCAAAAATGGGCGTGAATCGTGGCACGGTCGCTAATTGGGAGCAAGGTCTGGCAGCTATTTCCCTCCCGATGGCTATGCGCTGGTTCACTTGCTGCGGCGTATCGGTGGCTCGATACATGGACGCTTGTATTCACCCAGGGCTGCTGGAACACCTGGAAGACGACCTTTCCGATTTGGAGAAACGGCGGATTCTCATAGATGCTATGATGGAGTGCTCATCCTATGAGATAGATGCCCTGTTATACATTCGGTACGGAGATCACGGCTCAGACCACATCGGCGTGCTGACGGAGATCCTGGCAAACCTCCACACGCCTTTGAAGGACAGGGTCACTGTCTGCCGGATGGTGTCTGGTAGCTATGAGATGGCACAGGCCACCGGAACAGACCTAGACCCGAACGGAACCGCCCCAAAGATGGAGATTCTTTATCAGGCACAGGACGCTGGAACGGAAGCAGCCATGAAGTCCAACGATTCTTATACCGTGAATCCCAATAATATAACTGGCTGATTGTCGAATTATCGAAGTTTTTACGGTATACAGGGGGACGTGCTCCACTTTTTGTACACAATAGGCCTGTTATAAATATGGTTTTGGGTTGTCATTTTGTCCCCCATAGAATCGTAAATGGTGGATTTTTGAAAATGTAATTAACGAACTTGCGTGAAATTTTCGTTCATCAAAGCGTGACTTGTCAATTCGTCCCCTATTGGTGTGATTGCACTCCATTTTCTGTACACGATAAAACCGTCAGGTAGGTTATAGGGCTTGATGGACGTTTCTTATTCAGCAAAAGAAGTTGTCGTTTTCCACAATCTGCCCGTTGAAGAGAAGAAATTGTTGAAAATGTATTGTCGTCACTATTTGATGATTATTATTTATCTCTTGTTTATCTCTTGTTTATATATATAGTAAGAACGTGTACAAAAAGTGGAGCATTGTGTACAGAATGTGGAAGAACGTGTACAAGAAGTGGAGAGTATCGTGTACAAAAAGTGGAGTATCGTGTACAGAATGTGGAAGTCGATTGTTGAAAAAATAATTGTGTACAGAATCATTGACGTGTACACGATACAGTGGTATAATAGGGTAGAAGAAATGAGGTGATGCAATGCCAGAATTGACAGGAAACAACCTTGTCGAAAAGAGCAAGGCATTGGTTTGGGCGAAGTTTACAGACTACACAGCAGGCGAGCTTCGGCTGCTTGAGGTCTATCTGAGCCGTATCAATCCGAGAGACCCGGAAAGTTCTAACGTTTCGTTTACGCTGGCTGAATATTGCAAGTTGTTGGATTTAAAACTCAACTCGAAGAACCTTAAATCACAGGTTAAGCACTTCTTAGGGAACGTGGTTTCAGTACCACTGAATGCAGATGGAACCGAATATGTGATGTATCCGCTGTTCACAAAGGCAGAGGTCAAGTTCAATCGAGAATCCTTGTCCTATGACGTTTCAATCAACTGTAATCCTGACTTGCGGCCTGTGTTTTTCGACATTGCAAGAAGCGGCTACGTCAAATACCGTCTGCGCTATACAATCGGGATGAAACAGCAAGCGTCTATTTTGATGTACAGCATGATTCGAGATTGGATGAATCGCTCTCTAACATCGAACAAGATTGGTTTGAAGCAGCTGCGTGACCACTTGGGAGCAAACGACGCAAGTTATGACGACTTCCGGGCTTTACGCCGCAGAGTTCTTGAACCAGCAGTGGAAGAGATCAGCAATGTTTCAGACATCGTCGTTGACTTTGAGAAGATTTGCACAGGGCGAAAGGTCGTAGCGGTTGAGTTCCGATTTGGGTACAAATCCAAGCAGCCCGTCATAGATGCCGATTCTAGCGAGGTTGATTGTGAGACGACTAATTCCAAGCCGGAAATCAAAAAAGCAGCCAGAAAGCCCCGCACAAGCGGATACGAAGGGTACGACTGGTCTGTGTGCGATGCGCTGTCGGTTCAAGAGTGTATCGAGGTTGCGAAGGTAGTTGAGGTAAAGATGATGGAAGAGCATCCATCTATCAAGCTACCAAAGCGGAGAGATGCAGTCTACGACATTGTAAAGGCTGCGTGTGCAGATATTCTTTCAGCCAACCGTGACCCTTGGCCTGATTACCCGAAGCGGTATCTGATTGGTAGCTTGAAGAAAGACGGCGCGATTGAAGAGTATCTTCCGGCATTTTATGAGATTGACGCACTGCAAAAGTAATCAGACATAGAAAATAAAAGAAAGAGTGATAAAATGGCAAAAATCATAGCTGTCGCCAACCAGAAGGGCGGCACAGGAAAGACCACAACAAGCACCTGTCTGGCTGGTGCGTTGCAGTTGCTTGGCAAGAAAGTTCTGCTGGTGGACTGCGATGCCCAGTGCAACGCAACGGACACCTACGGCGCACAGACAGAGGACGTATGCACCCTGTTTGACGTGATGACCCGGCAAGGCACGGTCGAAGAAGGAATCCAGCACTGTGAAGCTGGTGACATTCTGCCGTCCGATAACGCATTGAAGGACATTGACGAGCAGCTTGTCCGGGACATGGGCAAGAACTTTCGGCTGCGAGAAGCCCTTGAAAGCGTGTCTAGCCGGTACGATTACATTGTGCTGGACACTCCCCCGCAGCTTGGTCTTGCGCTTGTGAACGCACTGATCGCCGCCAACAGCATCATCGTACCCATCACAGCAGACCGATACGCACTGGCTGGTTTGAGCCAGCTTTCGCAGACCATCGGCGATGTTCGTAGATACTTCAATCCGGCTTTGAAGATTGAAGGTCTGCTCCTGAACCAGTACAAGAGCCGTGAGAACCTGTCTAAAGAGGTTGTGGAGCAGCTCCCTGTGATTGCACAGAGCATGGGAACAAAGCTGCTTGACGTGAAGATTAGACCGTCTATGGGCGTTCGTAAGGCGCAGGCAGAGCGGCACAGCCTGTTTAGCGGTGACACGGCAAAGAGTACCAGCGCAGAGGATTTCAAGGCGTTGGCGCAGATGATTGTAGAGGGGGATGCAAAATGAGCGATTTTTACCCACATCTTTTGAATGCAACTTGTGTTGATGACACGGAGCAAGTCTACGTTATCAATTTTGGTTTTTCATTTAATGACCTTTCCGATAAAGAGAAAGAAATGGCGTTTCATTCTCAGTGGTATCTAGCTGAAAAGTATTGCAAAAAGTGGCAGAAAGAACTTGCAAATAATCAATGGGCAAAATCAGAAGATAAAATGCCAGATGAACTAAACCCATACGTTATCGGGTTTAGCAAAGACGAATACGATGTAGAAATTGTAAGCTATGAAGAAGATTTTAAGGAATGGCGGGACAAAAGCGGAAAGCCGCATAATATAACTCACTGGATGCCGTTGCCGACCGTTCCTGACCTTGATGAAGATTGGGAGGAAGAGGAATGAAGTCAACCAGCAAAAAATCCACAGGCTTGCTTGGCGGCTTTGATTTTCAGCCTATTTTTTCGGAGCAGACATTAAGCCAAAGTGAGCCAAAGGAAGAAGAAGTAAGCCAAGCAAAGCCGAGCGAAGCCGAACAAGCACCAATTAAGCCAAGTGAAGCCACAGACAGCCATGCACAGCCTAATGAAGCACAATTAAGCAGTGTTAAGCCGAAGCAAGCCAAAAACAGCGAAACACAGCCGAACAATGCCATAGTAAGCGAAAGTAAGCCAAAGAAACTGAAACAGGCGAAGGAAGTTCAACGTCTTATCGAACAAGGCGATGTTCCCGGCGCACTAGCCGAAGCTGGCTTGACGAAGAAAAAAATCCCGATGCCAGTATCGCATCAGGGCGTTGCAAGCGGTGATGGCAAGCGTTCAAAGCGCATTACCATTCTTATGAGCGAGGAAGAGCGCAAGTATATCAACCGTGAAGCAAGACGGCACGGAATGACGATTGGACAGTTCGTGTATGCTCTGGCGGTTGCAGCGGCAGAGGGGAAGATTGAGTTGGAGGATTTCTTGGATGAATGATAGTGAACGAAGCCTTATTCGATTTGTTTGCGATGGTGATATGCGAAATGCGCAAAAAGCCGTTAAAATCATTTTGAATTCTATATCATCCAAAAAAGATGAGCGGTTCAAAGAAAATATGTTTCGCAAGTTGGAAAGCAAAAGAGAATTTATTGAATTGCCATATAACTTACAGCATCTTTTAATTGCAGAGGATACTGAAGAATTTCCAGAAGCAAGATTCCTTCTTAGGGACGAAGAAAAAAGTATAACGCAGAAAATCATTGCTATTTATAGAGCATCCGAAAAATTGAATGAAATGGGCATTCCTTATTTGCCAGCATTGATGCTTTATGGGCAAAGCGGATGCGGGAAAACCATGCTGGCTAGATATATCGCGCATAAAGCAAAACTTCCGTTTTTGAGGATTCAATTTTCAAGTTTAGTTGATTCGCGCTTGGGGCAAACACAATCTAACCTTGCAAGAATTTTCGATTATGTGAGAACTGCTCCTTGCGTTCTTTGTTTTGATGAAATAGATGCGGTCGGAATGGCTCGTGGGCAAAAAGATGACGTTGGGGAAATGAACCGTGTGGTTATTGCGATTATGCAGGAAATGGATAGGTTGCCGAACAATGTCATTATTGTCGGAACAACAAACCGATTTGATAGGCTTGACCCTGCACTCATAAGAAGATTTCCGTTGCAATACGAATTAAAGCCGTTGTGCCGTGCGGATGCAGAAATACTTTCTAAAAGATTTTTTGAATATGCAGGAGCACAATATGAAAACATAGCTTATAAAGAACACGTCCCTGCATCTACGGTTATCAAAGAATGTACAGAACGAATTGTAAATCAAGTTCTGAATCAAGAGGATTTCTTGGAGGATTGACGTATGATTGTTTATAGACCTCATCGTGGTTCTTTGAAAAACGCTCTAAAGGAAACAAGAGTGTTTTCCAATGAATACGAAATGAAGCAGAGAATAGCAAATGAATGGAACTTAACCTGTGGGAGAAAAGAATTGAACCCAGAAAATATCGTAATTTCACAAGTCGAATATTCCGATTACAAGAGTGGGTGGCAGAGGGTTCACGATGTTTGCATCACAAAGCTTGGAAACAGAAATCTCGTGGATGAGTTAGGAGCGGTTCAATGTATTGGATATTGTTCGTATGACATTTCAAACGCCCCTAAAATTGGACAATGGATAAACGTAAAAAACGAGATGCCGGATGAACATAACCCGTATGTTATCGGATTTAGCCAAGACGAGTTTGACGTTGAGATTGTCGGATATGAACAGGATTTTGGTGAGTGGCGGGATAAAAACGGAAAACCGCACAATATTACATATTGGATGCCGTTACCTGAACCGCCTGTAAAATATTAAGATGGTAAAGGAGCGATATATGGAAAATTTCTATTGGGTTGAAATCCAGTACGATGATGACGAAAAATGCAGACATTTCCAAACTCCGTTCGTCTTGTTTGCAAACAGCAAGGAAGAAGCGAAAGCGAAAATCGAACGAGAAGTTCCCGGCAAGTTTTTCGTTGTTAGTATTGTGGAACTTGACAAGAGTCTTGTATTCCATCCGCACGACTTATTTAATCTAAAATCAAAATGTTTGCTTTGGGAATAACAATAAACCCCTGTGTGGCTACAACGACCGCACAGGGGTTTGTTTTACTTATCAGCAATGCAATCCCAGTAGAGATACGCCTTGCCATCTGCGGCATCCGCGTCCTCAAGGAACGCCTTTGCCATGTCAGCGTAGAAGCCCGGAGTGTCAACGGACTGGCGCTTTGCGACCTGACAATAATCCGAGTACATCATGTTCATGACAGCCCAGAAATCGTTCGGGTCACAGTTGATGTTGCGCTGTTTCGCAACGTCCTGTGTTTGTTCCAACGTCCAGTGACAGCCCTTCGTACCGTCAGCGTTCACCATGCTGTCGCACCATTCCTCTGCTTCATCGTGGGTGAGGTGCTGGCGCGGCATCTTGATGGAGCGGCTATCAGCACCGCCACGTTCGTACTGCCCAGACTGCTTGTCCCAATCGCCATGCTGCGAGAAGCCGATTTGCGGCATTTTGCGCCCATACTCTACGTCAGGGTAACGGGGGATAGGGTAGGGGTCGATATAGCGGTTCTCCTCCTGCGGATAATAGGGATAGCGGTCGTTGCCACCTTCCAGCTTACGCAGACGGCGTTCCATCTCGCGTTCCCTGCGGTCACGCTCTTCCTCAAGGCGGTCACGTTCCGGCTCACGGTTTTTGTCGTGCTCACGGAGCATCATCATGCGGCGAAAATTAGTCTTGCCCATAATCTACACCTCCTTAAGAAATGGACGCGGGCGCACCAGCGTGGGAACGGCAGAAGCAGCCAAGATACTTGAACGTGCCTGTGCCAGTCGCAGACGTTGCCACACGGGTAGCGTAGCGGGTGCGAGTGTGGATGCTCTCGGCGGTTGCCTGAGCGCAGTTGCAGTCGGTCAGAGGGTATGCGGTAGTTCCTGCACCGATGGTAATGACCACAGGGGCGTTGATGGTGGTCGCGTCCGGGATGCTCTGGGCAACCACGATGCAATACTTCTCTCCGTTCTGGTATGCGCCAGCAGGAATGTTGATGGTCAGCGTGTCATTAGCGAACGTTACCGACTGGCTCAAGACCAGATGGGGGCAGAGTTTGCAGCTTGTTTTGCAAGCCATAATGTTTTCCTCCTAAAAAATCAGGGGCAGAGGTGTCTTGCCCCTGCCCCGATGGTTCACCCGGTGTTATCGGGGAGTGTGTTGGTTAGCAGCAGCCGCAGCAGTTCACGCCCAAATTGGGGTTTGCCACCTGATAAGCGGGAATCGGACGAGGATTGACCCGGTTCAGGATGGTATCAGTCTGCTGAGACATCACGGTGGTCAGAAGCGCATTCTGACGATCCTGAGAAGCCGCGAACTTGAGGTTCTGGTTCTCGGCGGTCAGAGTGGCGATCTTATCCTGCGTGAAGTAGTCCATCATGCTGCGGAAGTTGGCGTTGCAGTTGTCGATAACTGCGCGGGCGTTGTCTGCGATAGCCTGACGGGTAGCGCAGTCCTCCGTTGCGATGGTGTACTTCAGGTCGCCGATCAGCTGTTTGTTCTCGCAGCAGCAAGATGCAAGCTGCGTGGCAAGTGCGGTCTGACCAGCCTGCCGTGCGTTGCCCTCCTGCATGATGGCAAGGTTGATGGCGTTGTCACCGTTGGACACGCTGCGTTCCAGACCGTTTACCAGCTGTGCGTTCTGGTAGCCAAGCTGACAAATGGCACTGTTCACGCCCGCAAAGCCGCTTGCGATGTTGGCGTTGATGCCATTGATCTGCGCCAGCTGGTCATAGCCCAGAGAGCAGATGCCGCTTTGGATGCCTGCCAAAGAACGGGAGGTATCCTGCTGGTAGAAGCCCTCAGACAGAGCCGCGCGAGTGTCGTTACCGCCCTGCCCGGTTGCGCCAGTGCCGACCAGATAGGGGATGTAACTGTTCATGCCGTTGTCGCCGCCATTCCGGCCATAGCCGTTCGTACCCCAGCCGAAGATGATAGCGAGGATAATAACCGCCCACAGACCTTCGTTGCCGAAGAAGCCGCCGTTGTTATTGCCGCCGTCCTGCCCAGCCAGATAGCCAGTTGCAAAATCGTCCATAACAAAACTCCTTTCAGTTTTGCGTTATGCTATCCCACCGCCGTATGCGATGGGCGAAGCCAACAAATGCGGTTTTTGTCAAGTCCGCAAAACTGAGAAGCGTTTCGCTTAGGTATGCGTTATCGGGGCAGCGTCAGATTCAGGACGCTTGCCAGCTGGTTCAGGTCAATGCCACGCTCTTTGGCGAGGTTCTGCGCCATCGTCCTGAGTTGTGCTTCGTTCTTGCCCTGAATCAGGTTCAGCCCCTGCATGATGGGTGCGCTCTGCCCACCCAACTGCTGGATAAGCCCCATCGGGTTCTGCCCGGCACGAGCAAGGTTTGCGAGCTGCATGATAGGGCTGTGAGTAATCATGTCAAACGGAGAGGACATCGCTTATTCTCCTTTCTTTGCTGCGGCAGTGGGCTTAGAAAAGCTCTTCTGCCACTTTTCCAGCTCATCCAGCCGGTGCACGATAGCATCGTACTGCTCAACAGGCACATACTGCTGTGTCGGTGCAGCGGTCTGCTGCGCCTGTTGTGCTTGCATCTGTCGCCATGCTTCCGGGCTGTAAAACTCTAACACGTCAGATTCGCAAGTGTTTGGGTTTAGACGTTTGCAGTAGATGACCCCACTACGCAAATCCGGGCAATACGTCCATCTTCCGTACAGATCAGATGGAATTGCCAAAAACTCTTCCCTGCTGGAAACGGGTCTGCCGAGCAGCCAACCGCCATCTTGTGCCGGCTGCTGAACAGGCTGTTGCCCATTCATCGGCTGCGGACGCTGCGGCTGTGCCTGTTGCATCTGCGTGTTGGACAGGGGAGCGGCAAGACCTACCGTTCCCATGCCTCCGTAAGGATTGACAGGCTGCTGCGGAACGTAGGGCGCTCCGGGTGTTGGATAATAGCTCATAATACATCCCTCCTGATGCTACCAGTGTACCGCATTAGCAAAAAGCGAAGGACAACGAAAACACAACGAAGGCACAACGAAGGACAAAAAAGAAAAGCGCCCACACGGAAAAATCCGCATGAGCGCTTGAAAAATTGTATATAAACAAAAATACCCCTGATGCTCCAAACGGAACACCGGGGGTTTTCTGCGTCTCCCGCATTGTACGCACTATAAGTAGGCGGGCGGGAGACTGGTCGGCGCCTATCTGGCAACCGCTTTTTTCATTCCCAGATAAAGCACTGGGCTAGCTGGCA